TTCATCGATCTGAACAATATCAGCGAAGCGGCGGCCATTTGGGATGCATTCGGCACCTTGTTCAACGGCGGGGAGAGAACGCTGCGAATCTTCGGTTCGGTTTCATCCTCCGGTTCGCCGGACCGTGTCATCGAAATTGTCACCTCCGATGCGCCGCTTCGCCACGCCATGCTCGTCTATGCGCGCAACGTCACTTTCATATCCCTCATCATTTCCGTGATAGCGGCAAGCCTGATCTACCTGATCATCCATGAAATGCTGTTGCGGCCAGTGCGCATCATGCATCGCAACATGATCGATTTCGCATCGTCTCCCGACAATCCCGCGCTCATTCTCGTTCCGGAAAATCGCAAGGACGAATTCGGCATCGCCCAGCGCCAGATATCCCATATTCAGAGCGACCTCCAGCGCACGCTGAAGGAACAGAAACACCTGGCCGATCTCGGCCTCGCCGTTTCCAAGATCAACCACGACATGCGCAATATCCTGGCTTCGGCGCAGTTGATGTCGGACAGGCTTGCCGATACCGAAGACCCGATGGTGCAGCGGTTCGCTCCCAAGCTCATTCGCACGCTCAGCCGTGCGATCAGCTATTCCGAAAGCGTGATGGCCTATGGCCGTTCGCAGGAAGCGCCGCCGCGTCCGCGCCGCGTCCTGCTGCACACCATCATCGCGGACGTGCAGGAAACCTTGAGTCCCAGCTCCGAAAGCAGCATCGAGTTCGAGAATCTAGTTCCGGAAGATTTCGAGCTGAATGTCGATTCGGAGCAGTTGTTCCGGGTCCTGAGCAATCTCTGCCGAAATTCCGTTCAGGCCATGGAGCGTGACCAGACGACTGATGTCGCGACGGTCAAGCGACTAACGATTTCGGCGGGAAGAATCGGGACGACGACGATCATCGGCGTCGAGGATACCGGCCCCGGCCTGCCGCAAAAGGCGCGCGACAATCTTTTCACGGCGTTCCGTGGCTCGACGCGCAGCGACGGCACCGGCCTCGGGCTTGCCATTGCGCAGGAACTGGTTCGTGCGCATGGCGGCACAATCGAGCTTCGCGAGGACCGCCCTGTTGGCGCGCATTTCGAGATTCGCATTCCTGATTTGCAGATGCGCCGCGAAGACCGCAGCAACCAGCGCACCGAAGAGAACGCCTAGACAATCTGCCGTTGCACCGGCTCCGGCCGAAAAGCCCGGAAATGCGAGGCCTGACAAGAAATCTTCACAGAACCACATTTTTTTCTAAGAAGACGCTTGCATTTAGCGATTTGTCCGATTATCAACCGCCCATCGCCGCAGCGAGCGGCACACAGGCAAGCACCCGTAGCTCAGCTGGATAGAGCACCAGACTACGAATCTGGGGGTCAGAGGTTCGAATCCTTTCGGGTGCGCCATTCTTTTCAATAACTTAGCAGTAATGACGTTCCTACACGTTCCATTGGCGTTCCTGTAGGATGTTTTTCAAACGTTCTTCGGCGTTCTGTGAGCCACGCGCAATTCGGCAACCGTGCGCGTCTTTTCAATCGTATTGCGGTTATATCTGGCGGTCGTTGCAATGTTCGCATGGTTCGCATGATGGCGAAGATGCTCGATGTTTGCACCGGCGTCCGATCCTTCCGTCACACCACCGGCACGACTATCGCGATTCCATACGTCTCGCGGCACGCCGCATTCGTTGGCAATCGCTCGCCACACCCGCGCGAACCGTTGCCGGTCGCGATATGGCAGGCCAGTCGATTCGTCGACGATCATAGGGCCGATCCGCTTCTCCTGCGGAATGTGGTCCAATATTGATCGCAGGAACGGATAAGCCGTTGTATCGTGCTCGGCGACCTGCCCGGTTTTCGTCGTGACTTTTGACAGAATGCCATTGGCATCGATGTGGCTCCAGGCGAGGCCGCCCGTCCATCTTCTCCGCCCTGAAACAATCCCCTGCCCTTCGTCGCGATCTTGAAGCGGCTCCCACAATCCAATCACGTCGACCTGACGCAATGTGAGCTCGAACTGCAAAGCCTGAGCGAGAGCGATCGAAAGTCTGCCCTGCTCGATAGCCTTGGCACAAATTGCTTCGACCTGTTGGAACGTGATGCGTTCCGTGCGTGCTGGGGGAACGTGGAACCGCATTTGCTCCAGAACGACGGCCAAACGCGCGCATTCTGTCACGTTCGCCACGATGCCGAATTTCACCACGATACGGAGCATTTGCATGGCTTTGTATGCCCGGCGAACCCTTTCCGGTTTCGGCTCAAGCTTGGTCCCGGCCTTCTTCGCAAGCGCGATTTCCTTCTCGGTATGCGCCGCCGGCTCCTTGAGCTTGTTGTACCACCGCTGAAAGTCGAGTCCCGACAGCCGCGAAAGCTGCCGAGTTCCGACAGTTTCGACCAGCAAGTCGAGGCTTTCGTCATACATTTCGCGCGTGTTGTGCTTGATGCTGTGGTACGGACTTTCTTCTGTCTCGCGGTAGACCTTGATAAGCGACTTCAGCGACCCGTCGTAAAGCGGCTTGGCGCCGAGGCCACGATTAGAAAGCCAAAGCTTCAATTCACTCGACAGAACGCGACAGCGATGGGCTATTTCTTCATCGCTGCCGAATACCGGGACCGTCTTTTGTGGATAGTCCTTTGCGTTCTTCGATACGGCCGACGCAACCCAATAGTGGCGCACCGTCCCATCCTTATTGGGTCTTCGTTTCAGACCCGGAGCGTTCAGTTCCATTTTTCTTCTCCGTCCAGGGCGGGATTGCCCTGTAGTGATTTTGGGCCGAGATTGTACCGCTGATCAAGGAATGCCTTGCAGGCTGGCCAGTACCGGCGACCTTCAAACATCTGGTCAGGCTCGGGAAAGCCGTCTTTCTCCAGCGTTTTCAGGATCGTCTTGCACTTGTCCGTCGGCAACCCGATGCGCTCGGCGATTTGAGATTCCGTGAGGAAAAGCTGTTCTGCCTTCGCCATCACACACACCTATTCAATTGATTTCAGAATGCGTGTTTTCGAATCGCGACTCCTTCCTGTGTCAGATTGTGATTTGTTCTCTGATTGTTCACGGTGTAAGACAGCCAGCCTTGGAGGCTGTTATGCGGATATTCAGCACGAACGCGACCTTGAGAGACTGCAAACGGTATGGATATTTGCTTACCGCGTACTGCAATGGGTGCCACCACAGTAAGCGGTTTGACATTGATACCCTGATTGAAAAGCTCGGCCCAGATCATGGCGCGCTTTACAAAGACCTTGCGCATAAACTGCGTTGCTCGAAATGCGGTGCGAAGAAGGTTCAGCTTCTTTCCTCGCACATCAACGCGTACCGAGTAACGGGCGGCGGCAACAACTGGGGCGGAACGTGACATCCTCACTCCCTTTCCCGCAGTGCGGCGCGGCCTGCTTTCCGGTCAAGATGATCAAGCCGTTGACGCATTTCGTCTGTGAAGCGACACACAGTTGTTAACCGGGCAGGATCATTCAGGGCTTCTCCGATCTCTAAGATTGACGATGCCCAATCTGCCGCGTTCTTAGCGATGAATGCACACTGTTGCGCAAATTCTGCTTCTGTCAGCTTAGCCATGGTCCCCGCCTTTCAGGGCTTGGCGACCGATAGAAAAGCCTTCCCACGTCCAGTAAAGAGGCCAGAATACACCGGCTATACTGCCACCCGTCGCCTCACATAATGTCCGCGTGTTTTTCGCAATATTGAAAGAACAGCCCTCTTGATTATCGGCGGCATAGCCAAACGTCAGCAAAGCAATCACCCAGTAGGCGACAAAGCATTTTCCCGCTGTCAGCTTCATTCGCTCTGCTCCCCAAGTGCGGAGGCGGCGAGAACATCGCGGATAATGCTGCGCAGGTCGCGATATTTATACGGAACCGCTAACATCCCCTCTGTCGGCTCCTGTAGAGCGGCGCGGATGGTGGATAGGACTTCTTTCGCGGCACCACGGTGATAATCCTGCGGCTGTAAATAGCATCCTTCCTGCTCAGTCAGGACGGTAGCCACCTTCTCGACAAGCGCTTCGTATTCCTTACTCGGCATTGCTGGCCTCATTAGTGTTGTCAGCGGGTTTCGGAACGCCGCGAAGCTTGAAGAAGTCATCTGCTGCGACAATTGCGCTGCCAAGTGCGGTTCCTAACGCTGTGACCTGATCCTTAATTGGCGATCCAGCGTACGTGTTCATCATATGAACGGCGGCGGTCAGGAGCATCATTGTGCCTTCAGCCGGATCGCGTCCGGTATTACGGCAAATCTCGCGAGTTACGGCCTCAATAGCGAGGATGCATGACTTCGGGTCATCTGACATTTTTACGTTCATATTGACCTTCATGGCTTGCTGGCCTCCTCACCGTGGATCGGGCAACTAGCATTGATGACGAACATGACGTTCCCGTCCTTGTCCTTCACGCCGCCCATGTAGCCTTTCCCGTGGCCGTTATCGATTACAGGGCAGGTGCATCCCTGTTCGGTTGCTTCTTTGCTGCCTGGTTTGAGTGTCACTTGCTGGCCTCCCCAAAGTCAGCGATATAGGACCACGCCATTTCCCGTGCGGCTTCCTCGCTCCAGTCGAAGCCTGGATGCCCGAACGACGCGCTTGTGTATTCTTTGGCGTATTCCCGCGCTTCGCTTTCCGTCACGTCCGGCCAATACCTGAGCATTTCATTGTAGAATGCGCGGTAGTATTTCGATTTCGATTTCGATGCGAATTTCTCAGGCATTCGATGCCTCCTTTGCGCGCAAGAGGGCGATGCAGAGAGCGATGGCGGGCATTGCGCCTTCACCTAGATAAGCCTCACCATTGACATGAATGAAGGCGAACGGAGCTTCTTCATCATCTTCAGTTTCGGCTACTGAATATCCAACTTTACCAAAGACACGTTTCGCCAGCGCTATAACGGCGTCTACAGAGGCGGTGAAGGGCTGCGAGGAATAACGAGTGTGAGGATCGTAGACTGTGCCGTCTGGCGAAGCTTGCCAGTTCGCCCAATACTCTTCGGCTAAGCCTGATCGGGCTGCCTCGATGCGGCGAACAGCAACTTCAATCTCCGCATCCACCTCCCTGTCAGGCGCGTCTAGCTTGGAGAGACGGGTAATGAGGGTCTGGCTCATGAAATCACCTTCAATTCTCGAAGTAGGCACATGACGAACGGCGTCAGGCTGGAGGCTTCGTAGATTTCCACCTCGTATTCACCGTCTTCTGAAGGCACGATTTCAGTCACACCTTCGTGGCGCATCGCATATTCGATGGCGTTCTGGATTTTCGTTTCGCACGGCTGGCTCATAACGGCTTCCCTCCTAGCGCTGCATCTATCTGTGTGAGCGTTTCGTCAACGCCAGTGTTATGGCGCCGAGTGTCGTAATCCTCGACATATGGGCGGGCAGATTTCAGCGCCTTTTCAGCCGCCGTGAGCTTGGCTTCGAGGGCTTCGTACTCAGACGATCTGTCCTCTATGACGCCAACAGCTTGGTCAAGTTCGGCTTTCAAGGCGAGGTAGTCGTCTGACATACGGTCAACGACCTCGGAAAGCTGCTTTGCCGCAAGATCACGCTCGCGCCTGATTTCCGCCGCCAATAGCTCCACAGCCTGCGAGCGGTCTACCAAGTAGCGGACGGGTGCGTTTTCATCGGACACCATTCCTCTGTAATGCGTCCAAAGCCCGTGAAGCCTGTACTGCTTTTCAACCGTCACCAACTCCCCGCACTTGCCGGTAGCATCCGGCGTTACGGGAGCAACGGGGGTGGGGCGGGCAGTCTCCAGCACGTAAACGTATCCACGGGTTGGGTCAGACCCTTCGTAGGTGACTTTGTAGACTGGATTATATGTAATTTGCGTAGGGGCTTGTTCACTCGCCATGACGGTCGCCTCCTGATGGGTGGACCGGATTGTTGCGCACCCACTCAAGTCCGGCGCGGGTATGAACCGCAACGCTGGATTGATTAAGCTTGCCTTGAATTAAGCCCTTGGTTTCCAAGGCGCGCATAACTCGTTGATCGAGTGAATGGCCTGATATGCCGCCGCCATTCGTTTTGACGATATCGCGGAGCATTTGCTCCTGTTTCTGGCCGAGCTTGCTCATGACCCCGCCACCTCCTGAGAAGGTGCAGATGGGAGAGGACGCAAAGGCATCCAGTGCGTTGCGGTTACTGGTTCGTGGTACTGGTCGTACCAGCACTTGTCAGCGGGTCCGCCTTCGTACCAGCCAGCCACAGCGCCTATCTCTTCTATGTCAGGGTCATTCCACCCCAACAGAACGATTGTTCCATCCTTCGGCGCACTTTCAATCGGCAGCCACCCATCCCCCTCGACCTTACCGGCGTGGGCGAGGGCGCGGATGGCAGCGGCAATGGCAATTCCTGGCTCAGACTGCGTTGGGAAAACGCCGGTTCGCATGTCATGAGCGATCCAGTCATTATTGCGAAACTGTTCTGCAATCTTTGCCGCTTCCTCCAACGCCCTTTCCCGTTCGCCATGCGCTCCCGGTTCGTTCTCCTGCTGATCCGGTACATTAGAGACAGCTTTATTTAGCTGTTCGCGGGACGTTCCAAGGGTGCGGAGCGATGCTTGAGCGCTTTCAAGGCCGTTTAACTGGCCAGCCTCATATGCCTCTAAGCTATCTAGACCGTCGTAATCAGAAGGTTTGTGCTTCAATACAGTTGAGCCGACAGCGTGTTCCGCTTCCTCCAACGCCAGCTCACGCGCTGCGGATGGCTGTACGACACCCTTCCCATCGCAGATTTCACAGAGCAGTGACGGGTAGCCGACAAGGCAAGTTTCATCCTGTTGGATCAATGTGCACGGGCAATCGGCTGCGGATGGCTCAAGCGCGGAGAGGAGCGAAAGCAGTTTGCGAGCTTGACGCAGATCGCCAACCGTCACCATCGCATCCTGTATGTCAGGGAATGGCCCGTTCTCGTCCGGATGGTCATACTGTTCTGCGTATTCCGCCAGCCTTTCAAGAATGGTCAGGTCCAGCTTCTTCACACCCACCCCTTGCGGTAGGTGAGGGAGGGCAAGATCGGCGCGGACATATTCGGTTGATCCGCTAACAGCCTCGCGGCAAGTCCAAAAACCTTCTGCGTCCTGTGCAACTCTGATGCGCTCAGGTGCCTTCACGGCTTCTTCCGGTACTGTGGTCATGGCTGGACACTCCAGATTGCGGTCCAATAACGAAATGCGACGACACCACAGCCCAGAAGGACGAAAGCCACGCATGTGATGAGGATTCCGACGGCGAGTTTGACGGAGAAACGATCTGGGTCACGGAACTGGTGAGCGCAATAAGGCTCACCGTCACGATTGCAGATGCAGTTCTGGCCAAGGTCGCATGTGTTCCGGCGATCGGTCATAGCGGCACCTTTTCAATGGCTTCGTAAATGTCAGGATGGCTTAGGCCCTTGAGACGATCTTGGTGCGCGCCGAAAATGAACTGCGCAGTTTTCTGCACATCATCGGAGCGACCTTCGAACTTCGGCTTGTAGTCGGTATGGGCGGCGACCAATGAATCGCGGTCTTTCGCTTGATCCAAAGCGGTATGATAGTTCACGAGAACCATCTGATTATTGACGGACGCCGGGGATGAGTTAGCGGGAGGGGATTCCCCGGCGTCCTGTGCACTCGCGGGGGAGGAAGGCCGCGAGGGTGCATTCGAAATTGTTTCACCACGTGCCCAGGCGCGAAGCTGGCGTCCGGTTTCAATAGAAACCTGCCTCCCTGGCTGGAAAAATTGGGCGTATGGAGGATTGAGCTTCCCGTAGAACTTGCCGTTCTGCATGAGCGGAATGCCCTTCTGGTCTGGTGTGACCATGAAGGAAATCGTCAAGTCATAGAGCATGTTCTTTTCGCATATCGGCTGCCAACCGACATTCTGAACCGTCATTTTCTTGCGGCCTTTGTCGTCTTCAACCTCAACTGGCTTGGTGAGCTCGTTGGCGCGGAAGCAGAAAATGACGTGAGCGCGAACCTGACGTAGATTTTTCATCAAGAACGTTTTGTGTTCCGACTTAGGAACCGCCCACGCTGGGAAATTGTATTTGTGTAATTCCCAATCTTGCAGGCTGTCATAAGGCTTCTTGGCAAGGCGGGCCATTTCGGCAGTATGCATGTCATGCAATCCACCTACTCCCTCCCACTCGTCGGAAGCGGAGTCGACGACGACAACCTTAGCGCCAACCTTATCAATTGCCTCATTGATCGCAGCCCATAGCGAACGCGGATTGAATGGCGGGCGCATGTCGAGATACTTCACACGGAATAGAAACTCCTTGCGAAGTTCCTCGCGGGATCGCGTATCGGTTGGAGTTGGGAAATAATGGCGAGCGCGACCGCCTTCTGTGTCTATAAATGCGACTTCACCATCTTCACCGGCAAGGCCATCAGCCAACAGAAGCGCGGAAACGGTCTTTCCCGAGCCAGACGCTCCGGCAATCCCAATGATCAGTGATGTGTCGTCGCGGACTCCGTCCGTGTACTGCATATTCATGGTAAACCTCAGCAGGGCAACGCAATCGGCTTTGGCCGATACGGAACTTCTTCAAACGGGTTCAGGGGATCGATCGGCAGATTTTGGAGCCGTTCGTCTTCGATCTCGCGGGCGATCCAGCGTGTTTCGGTGTACGGCGGCATTTCTGCCGTCTTCGTCTTGCTCGGATAGCCAGGCCATTCGTTCATGGTGACGTGATGATCCCACATGCGAACGGCAGCGCTGGCTTTCTTCTCGCCGATCTGTCGCCCGGGAATGTCGAGCTTGGCGACTGTTATTTCGTGCGGCGGCTTCTGCTCCTGAACGATGAACAGGAAGTCGAGCGTGATTTCGTGTTTGTCGATCTGCGGGAACAAATGACGGAGCCCGCGACGATAAAAGCCGTCTTGCAACTCGTATTCGTTGTTGTAGATCGCCTTTTGCACGGCATCGGGCGCCGCTGACATTTCCGTGGTCTTGTAGTCGATAACAGTGATGCGCTTAGGCTCGAACACAAGTCGGTCGAGACGCGCGCGGCACCAATGACCGCCGACAACATCTTGCCAACAGGCGGTCACTTCATTGTGGTGGTCGCCAATCACTTCACCGGTAACCAAGGCGCGTATGCGTTCATCTTCATGGATAGACAGTTCGCGCTTGGCGACGTTCATCATATCGGCCAGTAGCTTCACGTCATCTGTTAGCAACGGAATTGCACCAGCCTTGTGGGCCTTTGCTCGCGCAGCCTTTGCCGCATTTGACTGGTAATTCTTATGCTTGATCTCAACCACTTCCGTCGGCTGGCTCAACAAGCGAGCATGCGCAGCCGATCCGATTTCAGCGCGCTTTTCCGGCTTTTCATCCGTCTTCGGTGATGGGTTCAGCCGTGGGTGAGCCGTCCACGCATGGCGCGCGGATTCATCAAGCAACTTCTGACCGATCGAACGCGATAGGCTCGGCGTCGGGCACGGATCGGCGTGATATTCGCCTTCCGTCATCGCATACAGGCCTGGCTTGGTGATTGGCAGTTGAAGAATGTTGGTCATGCTTCACCTCGCGCTTTGGCGAGGGCAGAGATACCTTCAACAAAATCAGTGTCATCAATCATGGCACCGTTATCGCCAGCGAATTTTCTAAGGTGATTGATTTCCTCTATGGCTGTCTCCAGAGCCGCATAAAGCTCGGGGGCTGCGGCGATCAGGCGGGCGTTGGCCATTGCTTCTTCCTCCGGTATCGAGCGAACACGGTTGAGGATTTCACCGCATATCCAAGCACGTTCCGATATGACGCAGAGGTCGCCTCGCACTTCGCTGATGTGGGCATGCCAAGGCCCCGGAGTAAAATTCGTCTCAGTCATGCGAAATACTCCGCCCAGACCATGACGGCCGAACAGAATGTGACCATCACGAGAAACTTGAAAAGATCGACGAGGATGTCATCCATGGTGCACCTCACCCGGAAACTCGGCGGCGAGCGCGACGGCAACATCGCGGACCAAAATGCCGGTCCATATCGCTTGCGTGGTTTCTTCCTTCGCCTTTGCCAGAAGCTCAGCTTCAAGCGTTGCGCGGCGGGTGTGACCGGAGATTTGAAGGGTTTTGGCCATTAGGCGCGCCCTCCCTTCATTTCGTCGATGTGAAGTCGACCGCCGACATGCTTAATTTCGCCGTCGAGGCTCTTAGCGACCAGTGCCATCAGCAAAAGCTTGGCGTCTGCTCCGAAGCTTTCGTCAATGCACTTGATGAAATTTGCGATCAGAGACGATAGGGAGAAGATAACGTCCTTGATGTCGCTGTCGCGATTGAGTTCGCCGAGCATCCAACGCAAGAACTGCTCGTGAATGTCGACTGTCCGAAGCTGGATCGGCGCTGAACTGTCATTCTGGTCTACTTCTATTGTCGCCATATGAGCGCGAAGTTCAGCGACAGACTTTTCAATGTCGTAGAAAACATTCATCGCAGCACCTCACAGGTAAAGCGACGGGCTGCGGCAGGCACGGACGTGCGAGCGGTAAGAACGCTCGTCGTCGGCTTCCTCAGCGGCGATCAGGTGGAAGTTTGGGAGGTCGCGGACCCACTGCGGCGCGTCGTCGTCGAACGGCCCTTCATATGAGCGGGCGACATCATCGGTGATATCGCTGCCGCGCATGGTGCGCACATCAAAGCGCAAAATGCGCTGCGTGTCATAACCGTCGGCGGCTTTGATGATGTCCTTGTCGGTCGCGCCGATGCTTACACAGGCGTCAACCATTTCGATCTGCCCTGCCCCGTCATGGGTTTCCAGCAGAATGCGGGTGTATCCGTCTTTGATGTGAGATTTGAGCATGTGTAATGCCCTCCTTTGAGAAGGACATTACTCGTTTTCGTGTATCCATGTCAACTCGAAATCGAGTTATCGTGTTAAATGGTCAGAATATCGGCGCTTTACCCTTCGCCAGCCATTACAACCTTATGGATTGAAACAACGTCACACTCGTTAAATTCGAGAATTTCGTGCGGGTTGAATTGCTCGAGCTTGAGCGTGTCTCCCTTGGAAACGAAGCGCTTCACATAAGCCAGTGGCGCACTGTGTTCATCCTGAGCGATCTGGGCGACAACAAAATCGCCCTTACGGATAGGAACACGGGGATTGATGTAAAGCACCTCGCCAGCGAAATAGCGCGGCTCCATGCTTTCACCAACCACATAGACGCCGTAGGCTTCTCGAACCCCGCGCAACATGGGCGGGGCAAGAATGTCATCTATCTTGTTTCCATTAAGCACGAACTCGCCGTGCTTTCCTCCAACTGCATGACCATACAACGGCATACGCTGCCCCCCGTCTAAACCAACTACACCACCGACGACGGCATTCACGGCCTCGACCTTGGCAGGCAGAGGAAGCGATAATGCTACCGCAACTTCGACCATAGAGCGAGAGCGTTTAACTGCATCTCTCTCAATACGGTCAATAGATTGCTGTGTGGTGTTGGCCAGGGTTGCAAGTTCAGCTTGGCTGAGGCCGCGCCGTTCACGTTCTTCCCGCACAGATTGTCCAAAGGTCTTTTCCATGGGCTTTTTCTACTCGTTTGCGGGTAATTAATCCAACTCGATTGCATGTTACTCGATTTTGAGTTAAAACGAGTTTCATGAGCACGAGAGACCAACATCCCGGTATGGCTGCCGCTATCGATTTTTTCGGTTCGCAGCAAAAACTTGCCAAGGCGATTGGCTGCTTTTCCCAGCAGACCATTTCGCGAGCGCTTAATCGTGACAACGATCCAGCGCCTGAACTGGCTGTCGCTATTCACAACGCCTCTCAGGGCGCTGTTCCGAAGTGGCTTATCCGGCCTGATCTTTTCGATTCACCATTCAATCCATCCACCAAGTTTGAAACCCAACAGGCTGTTTCCTGATGTCTGCATCATTGCCCCTTTTTGCTGGGACTGGATTCGCTAAGAACCGAAAGCGGATTCGCTGTGTTGACGCCGTTTGCAACATGGCCCGCCGTCTCTGGCCGTCCAAAACCGCAATCAATCTCTCGAGCCGTGCTGAAATCTCGCAGCGGGCAGCCGAGCTCTGGCTCGAAGGTCGTACCGAACCCGGTGCTGACGCTCTTATCAATCTTCTCCGCTCCGACGTTGGGTTCGAATTGATGCAGGCGATCATGGAGGGATCAGACACCCGTTGGTGGCGTGACTTCGAAAAGGGCGTCGAAATTGCCGAGATCAGCCGCAAGCTCGAATGGCTCAATAGCCAGCATGCAAAACTCAAAGAAGGGTTTTCGAGATGATCCGAAACGCGATCACGGATGGCTGCATTGGGCTGTCCAAGTTCTTTGCATGGCTTTCCCAAGTTCTTCTCATCACGGCCGCGCGCCGGGTTTTCAATGATCTTCTCAACAACAGCGATGGAGCAAACAAGAAATGAGTGCATCCGACGAAACAATTGAATTGAGCGGCGAGACGCTTTCCGGCGATCTGCGCGATGTCATGCTTACGCACATCCGGGCAATGGAAACGCCGTGGTCGAAGCTTTCGGAGCGTGACCAGGAAGATAAGATTTACGCGATCACGAACGCCTGTGAAACGATCGTGCGCCGGGCAGTCTCGATGATTGCCGCCGATGGTCGCGAAGTTATTCACGTCGAAGTGCCGAAGTTTACGGTCAAAGACAAGATTGTCATGGAAGTCGTTTCCAGCGTGACCACTCCGAGCATTGAGCACCTTGCTGATAATCGTGGCCGCCCTGCGTTGCTGATGTTCGTAGCTGCGGCTGACTACATCGGTCAAAAGGCCGAAGCCAAGGCAGACCCAGACGAACCAGGTCTGCCGATCGATGATAGAGACGACGGCAATGTGGGCGATGTTGAAGATGGCCCAGAGATCGACGGACCTGAATTCCCCGGCGACGAGGAATAAGGCGATGCGGATCACGTTCCATGTTCCGGGTGATGTAGTTCCGTGGGCGCGCGCTGGCAAACACGGCAAAGTTCAATTCACGCCGGGGAAACAGCGCAATTACATGGGCGTGATCCGCGATTTCTGTTCGCAGGCAATGAGCGACCGACCTTTGTTTGAGGGGCCGGTTCGTCTCACCATAGCCGCCGTTTATCCTTGGCCCAAGACTGCCACGAAAAAGCGCCTTGCCTCTCCAGATGGTGCTTGGAAATCCACCAAGCCAGACGGCGACAATATCGCGAAGATCGTCAAAGACAGCATGAACAAGATCGCGTTCGTCGATGATGCGCAGTGCGCTGTCACGACGGTATTCAAGGTCTATGGCGACAAGCCCGGTTTGCGCGTGACGCTCGAATCCCTCGAAGGCATCCGGGCACCGATTGCCTGATCGAGTTCGTTGAACGCCGTTCTCGGCGCTCCGCCAATTCGATCTAAATGTGAGGCTCCCAAGATGACATTTTGGTACGAAGGACATTTGGACCAGATTGCGCAGATGCTGCGCGATGGTCTTTCTGCTCGCCAGATTGCAGCAAAGTTTGATGGTGTCAGCCGTAATGCTGTCATCGGACTTGTCGGCCGCCGGGCCGATCTGGCCGAAATCGGCTTTTCCCGTTCTCCACGCGGTGGTGAAGATCGCGCGCATAAGGTTGCCCGCCTCCGGCGTGAAAAGGCGCCCCGGCCTGAAAAGCCGAAGAAAGAGGCAAAACCGATCGAGGAAGTTGCCGAGGTTATTCGTCCCGACATTGCCGCATCAATCTATGACGCGAATTCGTTGCGCGTTGAACTCCATAATATCCCCGCCGGTGGCTGCCACTGGCCGGTAAATGACGTTCCGATGGGCGGTGTTTTCCTGTTCTGCGGCTGCGATGCTATGCCTGAAAAGCCGTACTGCGATGTTCACTATCGCCGTTCGATTGGCAAAGGCACGGAATCCGAGCGCGCCGCTGTTACCGCGGCGAAGTCGATTGCGAGGGCGGCGGCATGATGTCCAACCATACGACACAAGTTCCAAACGTCCCTTATGGGAAAATCGCTTACGATCTGGCGACGGAAATGGTCGTTTTCGATGCGCTTCCATCACGCTTGCGCCAGCGGATAGCATCCGCAGTCGTGCAAATTGATGTGGTCAGTGTATCTGATGCACTGCACCAGGGCGCCAGCATCCTTCAAATCCTGCGCGATATCGATGTGCTGGAAAATCGCTTTCTCGTAAGCGCGTATGCTGAACGGGGGGTGTGCCATGGGTAAGCGCTCCAACTTCACACGCCGCAAGCACGATGCTTACGATACGCCAGAAGCGCCAGTGTTGCCGCTTCTGCCTCACCTGCATGGGGTTTCCACTTTCGCCGAGCCCTGCGCCGGTCAAGGTTTCCTCGTCGGACATTTGCAGCGCCGGGGTCTCGTCTGCACGTATGAAGGTGATATCCAGAACGGTTATGACGCTCTTGAGTATCCGTTCGACCGTGATGCGGTGTTTGATGCCATTATCACTAACCCGCCCTGGAGCCGCGACATCCTGCATCCGATGATTACGCTGTTCATGCGTATGGCTCCGACTTGGCTGCTGTTCGATGCCGATTGGGCTTACACCAAACAGGCCGCGCCGTTCCTCCCCAACTGCTCGCACATCGTTTCTGTCGGTCGTGTGAAGTGGATCGAGGATTCCAAGAACACCGGCAAGGATAACGCCGCCTGGTACCGCTTCCACAATCAGCACGTCGACGGCCCGCGCTTCATCGGCCCTGCAGTGAAGGAGATCGCATGATGCCGCTTTTCCCTTGGTGGTTTCACTTTGTCATTGCCATTGCATGCGCCTTTTTTGCCGGAAAAGACCATAGCGAAGGTAACAACGTTACATTCTGGGTTTCCCTATTTTTTTGCGTGGGCAATGCGCTGGCTGCTCTCATGGAGAGGACATAAGCCATGTCTCAAACCGCATTCGAAGAACTATTCGACGCTGCTGTGATGTGCATTATCGAATCCGGCCACGACTGGCGGGATCGGGAGGCAAAGCGATGATCATCGCCAACCGTGTCACCTTCCATGCAGTCGAGCGCTATTGCAGCCGTATTCTCGGCGTGAAGTGTTATCCGCCTAAAGGATCGCGCCCCTATGAGCGTGCGGAACTATTCTGCGAAGCTGCTGGCCTGACGCTGGAGCAGATACGCGCCATCATCATGACGCCAAATGTCGAGCGTGCATGTCGTATGGGCTTCAAGCGCATGGTTTCGGAAGGCTTCACCGCGATCATCGACGATGGAATCGTCGTCACGGTTGTTGAGCGCAGTAAGCCGGCGGCTTGCCGCAAACAGCGCTGGGAAATGGAGATCGACCAATGACCGTTCTCCAGCTTTTCCGCCGTGGCCGTGACACACTCAAAATCGCAAAGCACATGCGCAAATCCGAGGCTGAAGTGCTGAAGATGCTGCATATTCTTCGCAGCCATGAGAAGCGCAGAAAGGCCCGTTTCGGGTCACTGGACGGCGTTAAATGAGCTCTACGCCATTCATGCAGCTTTATGTCTCGGATTATCTGGGTGACACCATGCACCTGACAACCGAGCAGCATGGTGCGTATTTACTGCTCCTCATGACGATGTGGCGGCATGGTGGAACCTTGCCAAATGATCCTTCAAAGCTCGCTCGTATCGCTCGTGTGACGCCTCGCCGGTGGCATCTAATCTCTGCCGAAGTGATGGAATTTTTTGATGTTGACGGCGCTCTGATCAGCCAAAAAAGGCTCGTTCAGGAATACCAAAAAGTGGTTTCGATAAGTGAGAAACGGAGCGCCAGCGGAAAACGCGGCGCTCAAGCTAAGTTATTGAAAAACAACAATGTGCCTCAAGCAAATGCTGAGCAAATGCCTAAGCATAGTCAGAAACCATATATAGATACATCTTCACTTCGTTCAGATGTATCAGCGCAAGCGCCCAAAAAACCATCTCCAAAAGTCGAACTTGAGCGCGTTCTCGATGCTGATCATGCGCAGGCTGTAATCGATCATCGGAACCGTCTTCGAAAGCCCTTGACCGCTCATGCAGCAAAACTGCTGGCTGGTAAGTTAGAGCGCTGCACTGACGCCAATGCCGCCGCGGACATCATGATTGAAAAGGGTTGGCAGGCGATCGAACCCCAATGGATCGAGAACATCACAGCACCGCGTGGCCATGCACCGCCGCAACAGCCCAGCCTTGCCGACGGCTTCAAGCAATTATCCGAAAAACTGAGACAGCAGGATAGCGAACATGGCGGACCAACGATTGAGGGAAGCTACGAGTATCGAGATATCGAACAGCCTCGAAAAGCTATTCCGAGCCCTGACCCCGAAGAAGGGCAGCGTAAGCGAATTGATGGAATCCTATTTGATAGCCTGCCACGGATGCACACGACACGCGATTGAAACGGTGGTTATCCGGTACATTCGCGGCGAAATAGCCGGGCAGTCACTGGAATTTGCGCCAGCTTCTGCATCGCTGTCGAATGCAATACGCGAGGAAATGGCTTTTGTTCAGAAGCAAATCGACCTCGCGGCAAACCGCGTGGCGCTCCAGGATCATCGACCGATTGCCATGCGCCGCCCAAATGTTCTTGAACAGGTTGAATCCAAGCGGGCAGACATGAAGGCTGAAGGCCGCAAGATGATTATGCGCTTCGACAGCTTCGAAGCTTTCCGCGCCTATTCACGTGGCAACCGGCTGCCTGATGATCACGTCTATCTCGTCCAGACTGGTGAGCTTTACGACGCTCCGGGCACTGAGGCCGACCAGAAACCCGAAGGTGAAGAAAAAATCCCGTGGTGATGACCGGCATAAATTCGATGGCAATTGACATAATTAGACAGGTTTAGACATGGCAACGCGGCAAAAAAACCAGAAATATTTGAGTGTTGGCGATATTACCGAGCGTTACGGAGTATCGCGCGCCACGGTCTACAACTGGCAGAAGCGGGAAGCTGACTTCCCGGCGGCCGTGAAAATTTCCGGTCGCCCGTATTTCAGCGAGTATGAGCTCGACAAGTGGGATGCAAAGCGCGGCGGCGTTGATCCTGACATCGATAGCCGCATTCATGGCCTCAAACCATGCTCCGGCGTTATCACGGATTATCAGCAGTTCATTGATGCCATGGTACGCCGTCGTGACGACCTGCACATGTCCAGCATGGAACTCGACGCCCAATCAGGCATGCAGGAAGGATATGCGAGCAAGTTGGAGAACTATGGCCGTCCGCAGGGTCGCGGAATGGGGCCCGAAACGTTCCCGCTGTGGCTTGGTGGGCTTCGTGTGGGGATTGTGCTTGTCGATCTGCCGCGACGGCCCCGTAAGAAGCAAGTTGAGCAATAAGGATCATTGTTATGAATGACTTTATGCATCAGGCTTTGCAGAGCGGAATGAATTGGCCGACATCGTTTGCCATCGTCGGGCTGGCGTTCGCATTTGTCGCTTTCGTTTGGATTTTGGCCAAGTATTAGCCATTGCCGCCAGGTCATCCCTGCTCTTGTCCATATGGTGGTAGGACACTGTGTCAGCCTCGGTTCGCCGGGGCTTTTTCATGTCGGAAGCAGCGCAAATATCGCGGCCAGCAGGAATACCGACAGTTTCAGCCGGATAACAAAACCGGAAGGAGTAGCAAATTCGAGAAGCATGGGCGCACCTTTCACCAAAAACAAAGGTGCTGCTTGCTGCGCAGTATGCTTGATTTGGCAGTGAGCGCAAGTATTGGTTCTAGTTTGCGCTGCGCGGCACCATAACGTGTGCGCAACGGCCGGGGCCGAATGTGGAAAACTGGGAAAGCCGGCGCTATTCGTTCGGGTCTTTCCCGGTCTCTCCAGCCAGAATCGCAGCGGCTGAATTGAATAGCGCCTGGGCAGCTTCTACCCGATCCCATCCGGCGGCCTCGGCATCGTCGAGGATGGCGACAAGCCCATCGCTTACGGCTTCCTCACAATCAATCTGGCGATCGACATAGTTATCTGGTTGCTTCGGTCCGCGCATATCTTCCTCCCTATGGCGTCACATGCCCAATCATTCGTATCTCAACCGGTACAGATGGTATCACGCTTAACGACAACCAGTCGAATTGCGCGCCAAGCGCCACAGCCGCACATGCCAGACGATAGCGCTGCATGACGGCCGCATCAATCGGCGCTTTGTTGCCCCGATAATATCCGCGCTCGATATCCGTGATCGTTGATACGGACATGCCAACGCGTTCCGCCAGATCAGGACGGGACATATGCATGATGTTCTCGCGCCACCACTGACAACGCTCATTCTCAGGTGCATCCTTTGACGGATAATTGCCGCTCATACTCGCCTCGCAACAGGTGGTGACCAAATCAGTGCCGATCATGTGAATTTCGCAGCACATACGTATTACCGAATGCGAGAATAACACGTTTCAGGTGGTGCTCAACGCACAAGCGAGTCATCGCATCATATCGGGCTCCAAACATGCGAAATTCGCAGTGTTTTGAGGTGTGACCAAATAGACACAAAAATCCATCCACAGTCGGACCATTGATTTCATTGCGCTTTTCACCTGTGCTTTGCGTGCATTTCCGCAACATTCTACCGCTTCGCGCGGACACACCCTTCGTCAAATGCAAAGTCACTCGATTAACCGTTTGAGCCGCGAACTCCATGTCAGCCCCGAAGCAAAAGCGCTCTGATTATGCGCATGCAGCACAAAAAGCCGCTGCTCTCATGAGAAAAGAAAAAAAACCGGTCAAGTTAACGCCTCGCATCAAACGTGGCGTCGAACTTATGGTCTTCGAGGCAAAGACCCGTAAGGAAGCCGCGCAACTCATTGGTATCTCTGATGAAGCCATGCGACAGGCCCTCCTCAGACCCAGTTGCCTTGCTTACATGAATGAACAGATTGAGGTGTTACGGACTGGAGCGCGCCCTCAGGCGTTACAGAAGGTCATCCACCTGATGGAAAAGAGCGGCAGTGACCGCGTGCAGCTGGATGCAGCCAAGTACATCGATGGCATGGACCGCACAGTGCACACGGTTGGCGCTGCAACACAGGTAAACGTCCAGGTGAACAACAGCACCACTGTTGAGACAGCCGGATACGTGATTGACCTGTCGGAGTTCAGTCGTTCGTCAGAGCCAAAACATGCGCAACAGATAGAACATCTGGAGCATGAGCATGTTAAGCCTCTGATATCTCAGGAGAACGTTCCTGATGAGGACTGAGGAACGCGCACCCCGTACCCCCTTCGTTCTCGTTTTCGGGGCTTTGAGGGGTGGCCCCCAAAAACCGCGGGCTGAATCTCCAGTCCACCCTCACACACGCGGTTTCCCCCTTTGGAACGTTCGGTCAGATTTTTTTCCAATCGTCGGGAGTTTTTGAAATGGCCCGGTACGTCTCTCTCCGTCGCGCTCGTATGGATTGGTACGAAGCTGACGCTATCGACAGTCTTGCCCAGACAGTCTTTGAACCTGAGCCGGTAGACACCGGCATCATTGATGCTGATGGGTTTCCGATCATCCGCATTATGGACCAGATCGGCTTTGTAAGGGATGAGGATCGATGACTGCCATCGAGGGAAAAGCCCCTCTCCCGAAGATCGATCGCGACGAACATGGCCGCAAGATTTATCGGCCCGGCGGCCGGGTGCTGGCGGAATATATCGCCGATCGGTCGCACGTTTCGATTATCCGCGGTTCGATCGGTTCAGGCACTTCGTCGGCATCGATCATGAAGATGCTCGCGATTTCGATGGAGCAGCATAAAAACCCGGATACTGGCCTGCGACACACGCGATGGTGCGTGGTGCGCAACACATTCCCCGACCTGAAAAATACGACCGTCAAGACCTGGCTGGACTGGCTTCCGGAAGAACAGTACGGGCGTTTTTATTGGGATCGGCCATTTCGCCACATCGTGCGCGTCGGCGATATGGACATGGAAGTCTATTTCATCGCGCTCGACAGCCCAGACGATGTTCGCAAGATGCGCTCATTCGAAGTGACCGGCTTCTGGTTCAACGAATTGGAGTTCATCGAAAAGGATATCGTCGACGAAGCGGAATCGCGAACTGGCCGTTACCCGGCGGTAAAGGACGGCGGCGCAAAGTGGGACGGCGTGATCGCCGACATGAACGCCCCGCGTGAAGATCACTGGATACCGCTAATGATGGGCGAAGTTCCCTTGCCCGACAACTGGACCGAGGAAGAACGGCTCTCATATCGCAAGCCCGACAATTGGGGCTATTTCGTTCAACCGCCTGCGATGATCGAGCAGCGCGACGGTTCTGGTACGCTCATCGGCTATGAAATGAACCCTCTGGCCGAGAATATCCGCTGGCTGAAGCCGGGATATTACGAGGAAAAGATCAAGGGCAAGTCGAAACAGTGGATCGACAGCCGCGTGCTGAACAAGATCACTGTTTTCGTTGATGGTAAGCCGGTCTGGCAGCAATTCAACGAGGAAACCCACGTTTCCAAAACGCCGCTTGATCCTATTCCGGGCTGGCCGGTCTATGTCGGGCTCGACTTCGGGCGCAATCCGGCAATGGTCGCCGGGCAAATCGTCAATGGCCGATGGAGAATTTTCGCGGAATTGACCGCGCGCGACCAGGGCGCATCGCTATTTGCGCCGCAAGTCTCGCGGCTGTTGACGCAGCGGCTCGGCGATTGGGTTCCAGCGCGTCGATCACGTGAGTTGAATGCGGTTCGCGGGTCCGACGGTGTTTATCAGGTCGAGTTCTACGGAGACCCGAAGGGCGCTGACGGCACTCAGTCAGATGAAACCACGGCTTATGACATTTTCCGAAAGGAAGGCATGCCGGTTGACCCTGCTCCGGTCAAAAACAACCACATTCAGACGCGTATTGAGGCCGTCGAACATGCGATGATCGGGATGGTGAACGGATCACCGCGATTTGTCGTTTGTGGGACAAACTGCCGAACGCTGAAAGTGGCGTGCGCCGGCGGTTATCACTTCGCCCGCCTCAAGGGGACGGCGAACCACAAGGATACGCCAGAGAAAGACCGATATTCCGACATCGCCGACGCATTGCAATACATGATGCTTGGCGCCGGTGAAGGTCGGGCAGCGATCGGACGCGAGCATCGCGGTTCCGGCGCTCCAGTTTCAACGAATATGCGACCAAAAACGAGGCGACGCGGTGGGTTCTGAGGACGGATTTACGCTTGCCGAGTGCGAGCCAAAAGAATGGTTTGTGGTGTTTCATCGCGATTCACTACGACAGTGGGTGAATTGGCTGGCATGGGGCCGATACAAGCATGTTTCAGCGTTTGGCCGCGTGCCGTGGTCCGGGGATTGGGTGTTTTTCGATTATCTGACCGGCAGAACCCGCGTTTTGATGGTCCCTGACGAAAAATCAGACAGGTTCCTGGCCCACTATGCCAAAATGGGCAAGATCGTGAAGATGCCGGCGCCCAATCCAGACGATGAAGGCATGAAATTCAAGCCCGGCCTCTGGTGCGTCACCGCTGTCGCTCATCTACTCGGATTGCGCACCTGTGCTTTGCGCCCGGATGCCCTTCTTCGCCATTGTCTCGCCAACGGTGGAACAATCGTAGTGGATGATGACGATGAAACCCAAGGAAGACCCGGCGCTGAAAGCTCAGGAAGAACAATCCCGACTTGAGCAGATACAGGCCATACAAGACGATGTGACACGCCGAACCAATGACGCTATGCGCCGTTATGGCTCCCGGTCGTCGACCGCTCCTATTATGCGTTGATCGACATGGCAAAAATCTCAAAGCCGGCCGCTCCAGACAACACGATGAAGAACCTCGAACGCGAGGCGAATTCACGTTTGCAGGATGCGCGCGGGCAAAAAGATTTAGTCGTGAAGGATTTGCAAGAGTCCTATTTCTTCACACGCCCTCGCCTATCCCGTGATGTGTCGTCGCGGTCTGCGCCCTCCAAGCGTATCGAAGATGTTGACGATCTGGCTACCGGCATTGGCCCGGAAGTCAGCGAAGATTTCGCGACGGAACTGATTTCAGCATTCTTCCCCCAGAACGTTCGCTGGGCTGAAAGCACTGCGGATTCTGCAATCCTCGCGGGGCTGGAAGAAAATTCACCGGAAATGAGCGATCTCAAGAAAGACCTCCCCGTTTACGACGCGAAGGTATTTGCTGCGATCAACGCTTCGAATTTCAATGCTGAACTGGCAACGTCGCTTGACCCAGATGCATCGCTTGGAACTGTTGGATGGTGGATCGATGCGCCAGGCGGCGGTCGGCCATATCGCGCCGAACACGTTCCGACGCGCGAGCTCGAGTTTAACGTAGGGCCGGACGGTGAGATTGATGACCGTTTTCGCGTTCGTCATGTCACTGCCAGCAAAATTCGTTCGGTGCTGCCGGATCAGACTTTACCGGCCGATGTTGAGCGAAAAATTCAGAGCAATTCGAAAGCAAAGATCGAAATTGTCTGGTGCTTCTGGCGTGATTGGAGCAAGCCGCACGACGATGACTGGATTCACGTCCTTCTCGTAGACCGAAAGCTTGTTCATCACACCACTCTCTCCGGTCTCGGCTGCCTGCCGTTGATCATTGCGCGCCTTTCACCCGACAAGCTGCACGCCTGGGGCAACGGTCCGGCCATCAAGTCCTTGCAGGAATTTCGCATTCTCGACGTCATCACCGCTGCCACGCAGGATCATGTCGACCTCGCACTATCACCGCCCTTCGCGTATCCCGATGATGGGATATTAAATTTTGAAGGTGGGCTTGAATCCGGAAAGGGCTATCCGAAGCGCCCCGGACAGCGCGGGGAAATCGAAAAACTCTATTTCGGTGGTGATGCCGATCTTGGATTTTACACGGTTGCTGACCTTGAAAAAAAGGTCCGCCGCAAGTTCTTCGCCGATTATCCAGAACAGCGCGGCGACACTCCGCCATCTGCAACGCAGTGGATGGATGAAATGGTGCGTTCGCAGCGCCGTATCGGAACGCCCGGCCTGAAGTTCTGGCGCGAGGGTCCGTACGAGGTATTCCGCCGTTTTGAGTATCTGCTCGAAAAAGACGGGAAACTTGACCCGATCATGGTGAACGGAACCAAGATCACGGTCACGCCAAACAACCCGGCCACGCAGGCGCAGGACGCGCAGAAGCTTCAAACCGCTGGCAATCTCCTGAATGCGATCAAGGGCTATTTCCCTGTGACCTCTCAGGCAGCAATCGATGAAATGCAAACCATCGAAAATATGAAGAACCTTAGCAAGGATGAAGTGATTGCCATGCGCGACAAGGATACTGCCGCGCAGTTGGTCCAACAAATCCTGACACAAGCCAGTGGTGGCCCGGAAGGTGGCGACAATGGCGCAAGCTAAGCTTAACGATGAGGACGTGCAAAACTCCATCCGTTGGATTTTTCGGCAAAAAGAAGCCCGCCCCTTTCTCGAATTTTTACAGTCAGAATTGGAAGCCATCGGAAGCCCGGACACCTGTGCTTTGCAGGTTCAGCATGGTCGCCGCACATTCGCGTCAGATTTGATCACAGCTGGAATGAAGGGATTGGGTAGCGATGGACCCGAAACTGACAATGAACGATACCGCCGAAACAAACCTCAACCTGAACAGCGAAAAAGCAGGCGTCACGGCCCCGCTGGCCGGTAGTATTGCGTTCGGCGCGACAATGTACGGGCCGAAGCCGGTCTTTGCTCCTGCTGATGGTGGCGGCACTCCTGCCCCTGCCCCGGCGGCCCCGGCTCCATCGGGCGGCGACCCCGCACCGGTCGACGCCACTCCACAGAATCCTGCTGCTCCTTCTCCTGCTGAGCCCGAATTGCCGGTCCGGCCAGACTATCTCCCCGAAGAACTCTGGGATGAAAAGGCGGGCTTCAAGGCCGACGCTTACAACGAGCTCGTTGCATTCAAGGCAAACCGTGACGCCGAACTTGCTCAGGTTCCTGACAGCGCCGACAAATATGAAATTCGGTTGCCAGCCACCTTCAAGCTCCCAGAGGACGTGAAGGTGCCAGACGGCGAAATGGTGCTCAACGCCGATGATCCTCGCATCCTGCTTTTGCGCGAGGTCGCGCATACACAAAACTGGTCACAGGCACAGTTCGAAGATGTTCTCGCTATGGGCGTGAACATGGATATCGGTGAGAATAAGCGTCTTCAAGAAGCCGCGGCAGCTGAACGCGAGAAACTTGGCTCCCGAGGCGCCGAGCGTGTGAACGCGGTAACTACCTTTCTCGACGCCAAGATTGGCAAGGAACACGGCGCCGCGCTGCGCGGCATGATGTTCACCGCCAAGCAAGTTGAAGCTTTCGAGGCGTTACAGCGCCTTGTCCGAGGAGACGTTCGGGGCAATCCGAACGGGGGCCGCGATGCCACACCAGCCGAACTTTCTGATGAAGAATATCAGAAACTATCGCCAACCGAACGGATCAACTACGCGCGCGGAATTATGCCCCGTTCGCTCTGACCGACTGCTGAGGAAAAACACCAATGCCAGCCATTACCCTTCCCGAATATGCCAAGGGTCTCGAAAAAAAGAGCATCGAACGTCCTCTGATCGAGACTTTCGCGGAGCATTCCGACATCGTGGCGGCCCTTCCGTTCTCCGGTTTCTCCGGCGGTTCGTATGAGGGTTATCGCGAAACCGACATCGGCAATGCGCAGTTCCGTGCGATCAATGAAGGCGCGAGCGAATCCCAGGGCAAGATCGCGCCATTCCAGGAAACCAGCTTTCCTATCGACACCATCCTGAAGGTCGACAAGGCGATCATTCGTCGTCACGGCCCGGAACGCCGCGCCCGTGAAGAAGCAATGCAGATGAAGCGTCAGTCGACACTTTTCACTGACACCTTCATCAACGGCGACAACAAGTCGAACCCCAAGGAATTCAACGGCGTGAAGGCTCGCGCCACCAACGCGAACGGCCGCCGCATCCACAATTCCACCGCCTCTGGTGGCTCGGCTCTGTCGCTCGCCGCTCTTGATGAAGCGATCGACAACACCACCAACCCGACGCACCTCATCATGAGCCGCGCATTGAAGCGCCGTTTTATTGGTGCGATGCGTGACACCACCATCGGCGGCTATATCGCACAGACCCGCGATAGTATGGGGCACCCCGTCACCAGCTACAATGATCTGCCGATCCTGACCGGCTATCCTAAGGACCGTCATAGCGCAATTCTGCCGTTCAACGAGGTTGGCTTCGGCGGCGGCGCTGCGCAGACGACTTCGATCTTCGTTGTTTCGTTCACTGAAGAAGGCCTTCACGGCATTCAGTTGACGAACATTCAAGCCGAAGACCTCGGCCTGCTCCAGCCCGACAACGTGTTCTACGGCACGAACGTCTCCTGGGATGTCGGCCTCGTCGATGACAGTGACTTCTGCCTGACGGCACTGGATTCGATTACTGACGCGGCCATCGTCAAGTAAGGCGAGCCGACTTTTGTGAAACATGGCCGGGTTGATCCCGGCCAACTCTGACAGGAGATTGGCTATGGGCCAGCGGATTTTTAACCAGGACAAAGAGCTTATTTTCAAGGATGCCGGTGCAGTTACCGCCGATGGTGCCGCAACCGTTGATGGCTCTGCGAAAATCATCAAGGTCGGTGCAGGGCGCTTTGAAGCCGTGATGCTGGTCGACGTTTCTGCGATCACTGTGGGCGCAGATAACGTTTACAACATCATCATTCAGGGCAGCAACACAGCTGACTTCTCGGGCGCGAAAGAGAACCTTGCAGTTCTCAATCTCGGTAACACGGCAGTCCGCCCGGGCGGCGCGATTACTTCGCTTATCGGTCGATACGAGGTGCCGTTTCACACCGACATCAACGACGTGATTTATGATTACGTCCGCGTTTATGTTGACGTCGCCGGCACCACGCCATCGGTCAACTTCAAGGCGTGGGCTTCCACCAAGTATTAATCGAGGGGGCGCGAAAGCGCCCTTTCTCCAAGGAGATATGGAAATGCCTGATAACAAAACGATTTATTTCAAGCGCGATGGCAAAGGCTATGAGATGGCGGCTATCGACGCGAACCGGGCACTGCGCCAGCATTCGGATGAATGGAGCGCAGACCCATGGCCCAAGGCCAAGCAGGCAAAGGCTGACGCTAAGACGGATTTGTCTGATGCGGGTGCCAACGACAAGTCTGATCAGGACAAAACTGATTTGCTTGGTGCGGGTACTGAAGACAAGGCCAAGGCCGAACAGAACAAAGGCTGACGCGGCGCGTATCTCCATCGCGGCACGTGCTGCTCAGAAGGCCGGGGGTTTAATGCCTCCGGCCTTTTCGCTTGTCTGCCCTGTGCTTTGCTGGTCTGTCGCGTCTCAGCCAAATTCTGCGCATGGATAAGCTCACGGTTCTCAATAACGCGCTCATCAACACCGGTAACAACCGCGTAAATACGCTTTACGAGGATTCGGACGAATACATGGTTGCGGATGCAGCATTCGATGCGGCGATCAAGCTTCTGTCGTCCATGCATACATGGCCATTTGCGACTACGATTGAAAAGCTGGTTCGAGCGCCTGACAACGAGAACAAGTCTCGGCACTTTCCTGAGAACTGTTTCCGCATCCCAGCCCCGCCCCAAGTCCTGCACGTCAAAGAAATCTACTACGGCAATGTGTTGCTGGTCGATTATGAGATTATGGGCTTCATCCTCAGTTGCCGTTACGAGGATGAGATTTACGCGAAGATTGTTCGTGAAGCACCTAGCGCAATCTGGCATCCGATGGCAGAGCAAATTCTGACCTTGCGTGTTGAAGCTGGGATTCTTCGCGGTCTGAATGAAGATTTTAAGGAAGCCGACAACCGGGAGGCGCGGGCCGATGATTGGCTCATGATGGCCCGCCCGCATCTCGATCAGCAGAACCCAGCACGGAATATGTATCGCTCCAAGGTCGCGGCTGCGCGGCGCACGAGGCGGGTATGAGCATCGCAAAACAGGTCATTCGTCAACGTGACTGGTCTGCCGGTGAAATCGACCCGGACGGCGAGCGCCGCGATGACACGGAAGTATTCAAGTACGGCGAACGTAAGTCGCTGAACATGCAGTCGCTTCGAACCGGAGCAATCGAGAACAGATATGGACGCCGTTACCTCTACCAAGATGAAGGTGTGCGGGATGATTTTCGCCTAATCCCAGGTGTGCGGAATTCGGTGACGTTTGCTCATTTACGTGCAACGGTCCGGAATGATGCTGGAGAAACAATTGCAACTCTGACGGCCCCTTGGACAGGCGCCATTCTCGATGAATTGGTGTGGACCTCCAACGACAATATGATCTTCGTTACGGGCCCCGGAATTCGTCCGCAAGTGATTGAGGTAGATAAGAATACTTCGGCATGGTCGATTCGCAGTTATGATTTTCGTGTTGGCATCGATGGGTTGGTTCATGCACCGTTTTATCGTTTCGCCGATTACGGAATTACCATGCGGGTTAGTGCGCTGTCGGGTGGTGTCAACGTTTACTTTTCCGCACCGGTCCTCAACGCCGCTCATGTCGGCGTAGTTTTTCGATACTCGGGAAAGCAGCTTCGAATTACCAGTGTTTTATCAGCCACCGAAGCTACCGCTTCGTGCCTGGAAGGCCTCAACCCTACCGTTCGATATCCGCTGAAAAACTCAAACGAAATTACGTTTTCAATCGGCCAAATCGTTAAGACTTCGATATCTGGCGTTGAAGGTGAAGTAATTGCCGTCGATAGCACAGGGAAAACCGTTACGATCGTAGTCACAAACCGTTGGCGTGTCCCGAACTCCGAGGATCGCGTAGTAGGTCCGAACTCAGACGCTGAAACAGAACCTACGGGAACAACATTTGTAGCCCCGGGTGCAACTACGCAGTGGGATGAATGCTTTATATCTGGCTATCGCGGATGGCCGCAATCCGTTTCGAAAGACAGCCAACGACTGATTTTCTCCAACTTTCCGCAAGTGAAGCAAGCAATCATCTGGTCGGCTGTTTCTGACCCGTTCGACCTTCAGGTTAACGCCGATTCAACCGGCGCAATTTTTGAGCTGATTGATGCGGACTGTCAGGTTTTCCATGTCGTAGGCGGGTATGATGAATTCGCGATAACGGATATTGGTGTTTTCTATATCCCTATATCCAGCGAAACACCGCTGGCTCCTGGAACCGTTGAGTTCCGACGCCTGTATGCGGGAGAGGTTGCAAATGTGAAGCCCGTAGAGGTGACGGAAGGGGTTCTGTTTGTTGATGAATCCCTTACCGGCATTTACGCTATAACTGCTACTGGTCAGACTGCGCGGCCCTATGTCGCCACTGAGATTTCGCAATTTCACCGTCACCTCTTCAAAAACGTGAAAAGCCTTACCAGCAATTACGGAACTCCAAAGAATGCGGCCCGTCAGATATTCGTGGTGAATGATGATGGAACCGTCGTGGTCGGTCAGTACAGCAGTGACCGAGAATTTGTTGGTTGGCGTCTATGGAACGGTGTCGGTCAGATCAATTCTGTCTCTGCCCGTTTTGGGGATGTCATTTTCTCGACTCGCTATGACACAATTGGTACGCCACTATACGTAGCTGAGCGTATTGATACCGAATTGGAGCTCGACTGTTCGGTAATCTATGGAGGCTCCGGCACGCTCCCTTTCCCTGTTGGCGAAACTGTTCAAGTGATGGCCGATGGTTTCTTTCTTGGCGATTTCGTAGTTGGTCCCGCGAACACTGTTGAAGTCAATGTGTCTGACTATTCGCGTATTTTTGTCGGGAAAGAATTCGATTGGTATCTAAGCCCGAACCTATCCGACTTCGAGGGTGGTGAGGCTTTCGGCCAACGCCAACGCCGCCGCAAGGTGTCAAAGGCGAATATCAAGGTACGGGATTGCCAGGAGTTTCGCGTCGGTAGGAAGGTGCTTTGCACATGGCGAGGTGGTGAGGATACATCTCACCCCATGCCGAAACGCTCCGGCGTCTTCACCTATCGCGAAGTTGGGCGTTCATATGATCCAGAATTCACGATCAGAAAAACTATACCGGGGCGCTTCAAAATGCTGGAACTGACGACAGAGGTGACCATCTGATGGCCGATCCGGTTTCCCTTCTTACTGGCGGGTCGATGCTCATTTCAGGCATTGGCGGCGCTGTTGGTTATAATCAGCAGGCGCAACAGGCAAAAAATGCCGCTGCGACAGGACGCATCCAAGCCAATCAGATTGATGCTGGCTATCGCGATGAATTGAATTCAACCATCAATAACATCCGGGCAATTCGTGCGGGCACTGGCGCCGTCGCAGATAGTCCAACCGCACAAGCGATAGAAGATGAGAATGCTCGCGTCAGTGATCGTAACCGATCCCGCGATGTCGCAAGCCGCCGTATACAAGCAGATCAAAGTGAGCGCGATGCGCGCACCTTTCGGAATTCCGCCTTCACATCCCTTCTCGGCGGGACTGCGAAGTCTCTCCCTTACTTCTTTGGACAATAAACCATGGCGCGTCTCCCGAAAGTTTCTGACCGAGTGGCGATATTTCAAGGACCACAGTCTGCCGTCTCAGGCGCGGCGGCTGCAAATCCATATATGCAAATTGCCGACGCTATGGGCACGCTCGGTACCAAGTTCGAAGAACAATCTGTTATCAAAGCCGAACAGGAAGGCGCTGACGCTGTTTATCGAGATGAGAACGGCAACTTGCAGATGGATCAGCGCTCTAACTGGTCAAAGTCAGGTCAGGCTTACAATCGTGCTGCGCAACAGGCATATGCGGCGCGTGTTGCCGGAGATGTGCGCACGAAAGGGCAAGAACTTTTCAACACTGCAAAAGGCGATGTTTCGGCTTTCGATGCATCGTGGAAGGGATTTTCCGATCAACTTCTTTCGAATACGCCAAAGGAGTATCGCGGCCCGCTGAAAACAATGCTGGAAACGGAAGGCTCGCGGCTAGGCCTTGGTATTTCCGAGCAGAAACGGAAGCGCGATCTTTCAATCTTCGAAAACGACATAAAAACTGAAATCCAGTTTCTCGATAATGACATGGCCGCGCTCGCACGTGCGGGCGGTACGGGAACGCCTGACTATCTCGAAAAGCAAAGCCAATTGCAGTCTCTTTACAAGGAGCTTGTCGATAACCCGGAATTCACGGTTTCGGATAAGCAAGCCCAGATGGAGTTGCAGCGCGTCGAATCCCGGCACATGAGCGAAGCGGTCATCGGCAATATCGACAAGACCCTTGCAACTGGCGGTGTGAAGGCTGCACAAAAAGAAGCCGAACGAATCCTGACCGACGAAAAGCTTCACCTTTCGCCGGCTGAGCGCCGCCAGTACGCGGGGCTTGCTGAACAGCGCATTAGCGGGTTTGTCGCCGAGCAGAAAGTTGCCCTCAAGCCCATTCAGGACCAAGCCACGAAATACAAGAAGCTTCTTGATGAAGGTGTCGGCCTTGATAATCCCGACATCGACATGACGATTGCGAACCTTGCGCGCGGTGGTGATGTGGCCGGTGCGCTCGACCTTATCAACTCCCGGCGCGCCGCCCAGACAATTCAGCAATTCAATCTCGCAAATCCAGAATCGCGCGTTGCCGCTCTGGAGCGTGGGCGTGCTGCCGCGAATGGCATTCCGGGTGCTGCTGGCGGTTTGATTGACGCGGTGATTAATGTCGAAAGTGGCGGCAACACGAATGCGATCTCACCCAAGGGTGCCGCCGGTATCGCACAGGTGATGCCCACGACGGGCGCGGAGATTGCCGGGGAACTAGGAGACGCCAATTATCCGGTTGATCGTACCGAAGCAGAGCAGCGCGCTTACCTCCAACGCGAAGATGTGGGCCGCCGGTATGGCGAGCATTATCTGAATAAGCAACTGGCGCGATATGGCGGCGATCAGGAAGCGGCGCTTATCGCGTATAACGGTGGTGCTGAACGCGCTGACGCTTGGCTCGCAGCTGGTCGTGACGATAGTGTCATCCCGAAAGAGTCAGCCGACTATTATAAGAAGGTTCTGCGCCAGACTGGTAACTTCCAGCCGACAGGAAAAACCTTCGGTCAATCCGGGCCATCAGAAGCGCGCGCTTTCTTGCTTTCCCGCAGCAATAAGGACGCGAGCCACGTCGACGGTATGGACGCGGCTTTCGGCAATAAGTTGGCTGCGCTTATCCAGGCCGCCCCTCCCGGCATTTCCGAAAAACTCGGCATTTACTCGGGCGCTCGCTCTGTCGAACGGCAAACACAGCTTTGGAACGATGCGCTGAAGAAATACGGTTCCGTCGCTGAAGCGCGCAAGTGGGTCGCGCCGCCTCCCGGCGTTGCGGGCTCGAAAGGATCGAACCACAATCACGGCACGGCGGCCGATTTGTCGTACAATGGTCAAAGCCTGAAGAATGCGCCGCCGGAGGTTGTTGACTGGCTGCATTCTCATGCGAAGGATTTCGGCCTCAAATTTCCGCTGTCTAATGAGAACTGGCATATTGAAGACGATAGTACACGCGGGGGCGCCGTCGCCTCATCCCGGCTTATGGTTGATCCTGACGTTATCAAGGCATACCGCACGGGCGTTACGCAGGATGCGAAAGACCTCTGGAGCGATATGAAGGGTGGGATTTCAAAAGGAATTCCCCCGGCAGCCAATGAACTGTCACTGCTCACTCGACAGCTTTCTGTCATAGATGATCCGAGTTTCCGGCGCGAGGTGACTTCATATCTGACAAGCGAAGATGCCGCCGCAATGTTCGCATCTATGCCGCCGCAGCAAGCGGCTTCGGTTCTAGACGAATTGAAGGTCGATGCTGGTGATGGCGCCACTGTCGCGCAGCAACAGATTATGGAAGCGGCTGACCGCACCGCAAAGCGCGTTGCAGAGGCCATGAAGAACGACCCCATTGGTTACGCCGCGCAGCGCCAGTGGGCGCCCAACACTCCAGCAATTGATCTGACTGCCGGTCCTGATGCGGTCGGTGCTGCATTCGCGGCCCGTCAACAAGCCGTCGATCTCTTGCAGGCTCGCGGAATGGTTCAGCCCGGCACGTCCGCACTTCGACCGCAGGATAAGGCCGTTCTTAACCAGGTGATGACGCAAGGCACGCCGGGAGAACAGGCTGCACTTTTTGGTGCCATGTCGAAAAACCTGTCCCCACAGACATACAGAGCAACGATGACGGCGCTGGCTGGAGATGCGAACTCCCGCACATCGGCAAGTGCTGGCGCTCTCTACCAATATAATCCGCAAGTCGCGGAAGGTGTTTTGCGTGGACAGGCTTTGCTAAAGGAAAATCCCAACTATGCGCCTAAAAAGACAGACGACAATCAGGCATCGATTGACGATATTCTGCCGCCTCAAGCGTTCGGCGCTGGGTTGGAGGCATCGAGGCAAACGCTTCTCGACTCCGCCCGCGCCCGCTATGCCGATCTGAGCAACATGGCCGGCGACACTTCCGGCGAGTTCAATGAAGATCGGATGACGCAAGCGGTCAATGAAGTCACAGGCGGCATGATCGATTTCAATGGGCAGTCAATCATTGCGCCGCGATATGGCATGAACCAGGAAGATTTCGACAAAGCGATTGCTGATCTTTCCGACGATAGCCTGACCGGGGCGGTGACAACCGAAGGACAGCAAATTACTGCGAGCGATCTTCGCCGTTATGGACGCCTGCGTGCTGTCGGCGACGGGCGATATCTTCTCGAATTTGGACTGGAGAACGCGCCGACGTTCGCGATTGATAGCAAAGGCGGTCCATTCGTTCTGGATTTGCGAGGTGAACAGTAATGGTTCTTCTCGTCGACCCGAAGGAAGAACGTACCGCGTTGCAAGCTGCGCAACAGAATCCGGTACAAGGTTTCGATCCTGGCTTCATTGAGCGTTTCAAGGCCGATTACACGTCCATGATGGATTTCGCGAACGTGAATGCCCGCGAGCGGTCACGTGCGGATATCCAGAGTGAGTTCATTTCTCGGTTCTATCAGGAAAGCGGAATTGGCCTGCGTAACTGGTTGACGGGCCCCGGCCTGAATCCTCGGGCTGATCTGGAAGCGAACGCGCGCGGTCAATTCGAAGCGTGGAAAAAAGAGAACCCCGAAAGTGACCTGACGTTTCCCGATGCGGGGGCTTTGGAATCGCAGACACTTGACCGTGCACGCGCAGCTCGCGAAAAGTCCGTCAAGCTTCAAGGGCTTTCGACTGGCTGGGGATCGGCAATCGGCGGTTTCGCCGGTACGGCAGTTGGCGCTATGCGCGACCCGATCAATGCTATTTCTCTGGCGTTTGGGGCTGGTGCTGCTTCTGGTATTCTCCGGACGGCGCTCATTGAAGGTGCTATCGGTGCATCCTCCGAAACCGCTATCCAAGGATTGAACTACGGCTTCAAACAGGAAGTTGATCCGAATTTTGGTTTTCGTGATGCACTGACCGAAATTGCGGCGGCTGGCGCCGGTGGCGCTGTGCTGGGTGGCGGGATCAAAGGTTTGGCCGCTGCGTGGCATCGCGCTGCAACAGGTGAATGGCCCCGGCAGCTTGTCGACGCCGGTAACGTGGTTACCCGCGAGGCGTCCGTCCCGGCTGCGCGGTTCGATAAATCTGCTCAAGGCTCTGCCGTTTATCGGGCTGCCGTCGAAAAGGCTGCCGACGATCTCTTTCGTGGCCAGCCCGTCGAAATCCCGCAAGAAGCATTCTTGCAAGCGAATGCCCGGCCCGGTCGCGTTTACGACGCTGATGGCCGGTCTGTTGGTGTGCAATATGAAGTTATCGAGGCTGATGATTTGATCACATCGAACCTCGACGACATGTCGATAAATCCAGCCTTTCCGCCGGAACTCCAGCCGCGCGACCGCACCCGTGCCATATCGCAAGACCAGATTAATTCGATCGCTGCCAATCTCCAGCCGGAACGGCTCGGCCCTTCGGCAGATGCGGCGAATGGTGCGCCAGTGGTAGGTCCAGAGGGGTTTGTCGAATCCGGTAACGGTCGCGTGATGGCGATGCGGCGTGCATATCTTGAAAATGGTCCCGCCTCGGAATCCTATCGCAATTTTCTTCGCTCGCAGAACTTTGACATTGAGGGCTTCAATAAGCCGGTTCTGATCGCTCGCCGCATTACAGACCTCGACCCAGAGGCCCGCATCGGATTTGTGACGGCCGCCAATCGCTCCACTGCTATGCGCCTTGGTGCAGCTGAACAAGCTTTGTCTGACGCCCGCCTCATCGATGACGCTGTGCTTTCAAAACTCCGCGATGCTGGCGACGTCGACACGATCAGCAACCGCGATTTCGTTCGTGGCTTCATGCAGAAGCTTCCACGCGCTGAACAAGGTGAACTGGTCGATAAGGCTGGCGTGCTGTCTCAGGCTGGTGAACGCCGCATCATGTCGGCTCTTATGGGCCGGGCATATGGTGAACCAACACTCTTGGGCCGAGCGCTCGAAGACGCTGACAGCAATATCAAATCGCTAGCGGGTGCGCTCGGAGACAGTGCCGGTTCATGGGCAATCATGCGTGATGCTGTTGTGCGCGGCGATATTCCTCGCGGTATGGATATTACTGACGATCTGATGAATGCCGTCGGTTTGGTGATGCGAGCGCGCGACGAAGGCCGCCCGGTCGCCGATCTGATCAATCAGGCTGAAATGTTTGGCGGCCCTAACGAAATATCGAAGATACTGGCGCGCGCCATGTTCGGCGATGAGAATATGCGCCGTCCGATCAGCCGCAAGCGCCTTACTTCTTTCCTGCGCGACTATGCGGATGAAGCTTTGAAGAACGACGCAGGCGCACGCCTGTTCGGTGAACCTCTCGAATCCTCTGATGTTCTGCGTTCATCGCTTGCCAAGGCTGACCGGGAAGACCTGATCGCGGTAGCAAATGATCGCCTGACGCCGGAGCATGTTGAGGAAGTGGCAAAGGCGCAAGATACTAACGACGCTGTTCTACGCGAAGCAATCCGCATTGGCGAGGAAATGCCAGACATCAAGGTTGATCTGGGCGACGGCGCTGGCGAACGTTCGATCGCTGAAATTATGGCCGAGGCCGATGATGAAATTCGCATGGCCGCTGATCTCGAGGCTTGCACCGTGGGCAACACTGAGCACTTCATGCGCGCACCGGGGGCGAAATAATGTCAATACAGAATTGCCTTGCCAAACTCGTCGCTGCCAAGCGCATTACGCAGAAGGCTGCCGACGATGCGCTCGCCTTGCACAATGGTATTCAGGATAGGCTCTATCCATCGATGGGCCCGGCGACAGCTGACGCCGCCGGTGCCCTTGAGGCGGCCCGTGTTATGGCCGAGGCTGCCCGCGAACGCAAAATGGAAGCGGCGGTTCAGGCTATCCGACAGGCTGAGATATATGACCGTATGCAGAAACACCCGCGCGGACAGACCGTCGGGCTGATGAGCGCGCTTGTCCGTGACAATTGGGAAGCTGGCCGCGCAACTGGCAACGCGATCAATATCGATAGCCATTCTGAAGCCGTTACCAAGCGACTGTTTGGCATCATGGGCGGTACTCTTGATAAGTATCGCTCGACCATGGCCGGGCTCCGCCAAGATACGGAATCCATCTGGAATGTTGTTGACGAATTGTTCGAGCGAGACACAGGCGATCAGTCTGCGCAGGCCGCAGCAAAAGCATTTCAGGAAGCGACCAGTTACGCCGTTGACCGCGTGAAGCGCGCTGGCAAACGCTTGTCAGTTCTCGACGACTGGCGCCTGCCGCAGTTCTGGGATGCGTCTCGCACCAAGGCGGTTACAGAACGCGAGTTCGTTGATGATCTTTTGCAGGAAGTGCGCGCCGGGACGATGCGCGTGATGGACAAGGAAGGTCAGGGCGAAGCTCCTGCAACCATGATTCCTGGAATTATCCAGAACGCCTACAAGGATATCACGTTGGGCCGTGGCGTCGGTGCTGCCGGTCCAAGCGGCTTTTCGAACCAGCTTCGCGTTTTCCGTTTCGATAGTCCAGACGCCTACAAGCGCCTGATGAAGAAATACGGTGTCGGCGATGGCGGTCTCTACAATACGCTCGTCGGCCATTTGTCCGGTATGGGCAAGGAAATCGCTTTCACCGAAGTTCTCGGGCCCAAGTATGAGCAGAATTTCAACACGCTTTTGGAAAAAGCCAGACGCGCTGACGCGGAAAATCTGACCAAAGGCCAGCGGTTAAAGAACGTCATTTCCTTAAACAGTCCGGCAGCGGCACAGCGCACGTTCGATGCGCTTTCTGGCAAGCTGGGCGTTCCACAAAATGAATTGCTGGCTGGAATCGGTGGGGGTCTGCGCAATATTCAGACAGCCTCTCGGCTCGGCTCTGCGACAATTGCAGCGCTCCCCGGTGACAGCTTCACCATGTCGTTCGCAGCCAATCACAATGGTATCCCGGCAACTGCCGTTCTTGGCCGATTAGTGAAGGACCTGGCGAACGATGAAAAGGCCGAGGCCATTGCGCGGCAAGTTAATCTCACGGCTGCCGCTGTGATGGATAACGCTCTTGGCTCCAAACGCTTTGCTGATGAGATCGTCGGACAGGGGATTACTGCCCGTGTTGCTGATACGATTATGCGCGCGAGCGGCCTCAACACTTGGACGGAGGGGCTGAAGCGTGCTTTCTCGATGGAATTCATGGGTGCTATCGCGCGCGAATCCGACAAGAAGTTCGAAGCCCTCGACCCGCTTTTCCGTGGTTTCTTTGAACGATACGGTTTCACGGCAGCCGATTGGGATAAGCTTCGTATCACCCCACAGCTCGAAGCAGATGGCGCACGATTCTTCGATGTGAATAGCGTCGAGGATCAGCGACTTGCTGACCGGCTGATGTCGGCCATCATCGACGAGCGTCACCTGGCAGTTCTGGAGCCTGATGCGCGTATCCGCGGCGCGATGTCCGGCGGATTGCAGCGAGGCACTGTTCTGGGCGAAGCGGTTCGTTCAGCCACGCAGTTCAAAAGCTTCCCGATGACATACATGATGACGCATATGATGCGCGCAGCGTCTCAGGATGGCATGTGGTCGAAAGCAGCCTACACGTCGAAGCTGCTTGCGCTGATGACTGTCGCCGGCGCGTTCACAGTTCAGATGCAGTCGATTATTGCCGGTCGCGATCCTAACGATATGAGCCGCCCGCAGTTCTGGACGGAAGCTTTTATCCGTGGTGGCGGTGGCGGCATGATGGGCGATTTTGTGAATTCGTCTGTCTCACGCGGTGGGGCTGGCGTCACAGAATTTCTCGCAGGCCCCGGTCCATCGGCGATAATTTCGACGGCTGACTTCCTGAAAAACGGGTTCAGCGGAAAGTCGCTTGCACAATACATGAAGGGTTGGACGCCCGGCTCGTCCCTCTGGTACACCAAGCTTGCGACCGATCGCATGGTTTTTGATCAGGTCCAAGCTATGATCGATCCTGATTATCGCAAATCCTTCCGCCGGTATGAAAAGCGAATGAAGAAGGATTTCGGCCAAACCTTCTGGTGGTCTCCGGGCCAAACGTCGCCAGCCCGGTCGCCATCATTCCAGCGCTGACCTGTGCTTTGCTGGAAATCGCCCGCGCGTGAATATTCGCGGGCATGGTTACTATAACAGCATCCACGCGCGAAACCCCCTATCAGCCGGTAACTCCGACTACTGACTTCCCGTGCATGTTTCCGATCTTCGGGAAAAATGTCGGGGAGTTTCCAGCGACTGACCTTGAAGTCGAGATCAATGGCGAAATACGCACAGACTTCACGGTTATAGCCACTTTCGTCGATGGCATCTCAACTGATGCCATTGTTCGAATGTCCGTGGGTGTGACTGGCGATGTTCTCGTGCGCGGCAAACGCACGCCACGCAGAACCGATCAATACGCCAATGGTGCTCCGCTTCCTATCTCCGCTCATAATTATGCGCTGAACCGGCTTGAATCCGAAATGCAGGAAGTGCGTCGGGATTCTGATCGTAATACAGGCGGTCTCGCTCAAGAGATCAAAGACCGTATCGAAGCGGATGAATTGGAGCGCGGGGAACGAATTGCAGCCGATGCAGCGGAAAAAGCCGAACGTATAGCCTCGGATCAAGCAGAGGCATCGGCACGTCAATTTGCAGACGAACAAGAAAAACAAGAACGCATTGCAGGAGATTCCAATCTGCAAGCTCAGGTTGACGGCATTAATGTCCGCCTTGATCACTTTGACGCCGATGTTGCACGCGCCGAGGCCGCCGCCGAAAGCGCCGAAAACTCTGCTGCAGAAGCTCATGAACTGGTTCTGGAGGCTACGGCGGGATTCGTCGGCTTCGAAGATGGCATTGGCTACGATTTCGGCTTCATCACCCAAACACTAACTTATTTCGACCGGGACTTCGGCAGCATTGCTGATCCCGTCGTCAACTAATGGAGAGCCATAATGGCTACTGAGGTACGTTGGCGCCGCGGTACAGCAGCACAGCATGAAACCTTCACTGGCGCGTTGAGTGAAATCACGCACGATACGACGAATAATAATCTGCGACTCCACGATGGTTCAACGCCGGGTGGTTATGCAACCGTTATGGAAGACCGTCTTGGCGTTGCGGGAGGTGTCGCAACACTGGACGGCAGTGGTAATGTTCCGGCTGACCAACTCGGCAACTCACCCGTTGGTGTAAGCCCGGTGGCCAATCGTGCCGCGCTTGAAGTTCTCAGCACGTCCAGCAAAAAAGCTGCCATTATTACCGACGAAAGTGGGCGCAATGGCCTATTTGTCTTTGACGACAGCGACCTTTCTGCGCAAGTATCCGCAGATACTTTGCAGGGCATATATGTTGCACCGAACAGTGATATTACAGGCGCAAGCGGCGCATGGGTAAGGCAGTACTCGGGCCTTGCCGATGTACGGTGGTTTGGGGCCGCACTGGATGACGTGGCTGACGACACGCTCGCATTCAATAAGGCTTTGGCGGTAGCGAAAGATGTTCTTTTCGCGGAAGGAAGGGCCTACATCACTGACATGATTCAGGTGCCCAATAATGGCAACTTGATCGGCCTTGGCGTAGAGCGATCCGTGTTCAGTTTAAAATCCGACTTCAATCTTTTGGCCTCCGGTGTAGTGACGCTCGGCACTGGTGAAAACATGGCTCTAATCGACAAGATTGGATTCGATTGCTATCAGCCTACCACGGGCACGAGAGCCGATATGGTCCAGTATCCGTGGATTATTAACCATGAGAACCGGCCACGTGTCCGCATTGGACACGTCAGGTTTTTGAGAGCCTGGAATGGTATCAATGCGACTGGCAACTGTGGTGGCGTTTTTTATGACATCGTTGAAACAGGCACGCTGAATGTCGGGCTTTCAATCAATGGCGCTCTCGATACGATGAACATCGGCAGATTTCGTCATTGGCCGTTCGGCATCGGCGCCGTTGGTGACGGTGGCGTAGGTGATGTTTATGGTGACGGTAATACCGTTGCTTGCATTATTCGACAGTGCGACGGTTTGGCGGGGACAATCCAAACCTTCGGCGGAAGAGTCGTTATCGGCTCTGGAGCTTCAGTTAGCGCCGACAGGTATATCGACGAAATCCATGTTGACGGTGACAGGGCAAGTATAGAGGTATCTGGTTCGGATACCGTCAAGTTCGGCTACGTGTATTCCACAAAAAGCAATGCTGACGTGGGTTACCTCCTGTCGGCGTCTGACACGTCGAAAGTGTTCATTGACAACTTTCAGGCGACTTTCGGCATACGGGATCGTCCCGCTATCTATGCAGCCGGTGCGTCCACAATCAGCATTGGTTATGTGAACCTCAATGACAACTCTGCAGGGTCCGGTTTTAACGTTCTCTACGTCGAGCCATCAGCAAGGCTTAAGATAGACGCAGGCATCATTAAGATTCACGGTGCAAAGACCTCCCCTGTTGTCTCTGGCAGCGGGTCTATTGAGATCGGCAGCGGGGTCACTTTCGAAATAGCGTCGGCCTCTACCCCGTTGTGGAATATTACGACTGCCGCCCGAGTGGATTTGAAAACCCCGACAATTATCGGCAACCCAAGTATCGGCGCTCTCGATTGGGACGGTGTTACATCTGTCGGTTCTTATGTGCTTAAATCTGGAAGAATAGACGGATCGACGGATGCCAATGGTTTAATTGCCGTCGCTCATGGCAGCAAAATTCCTCCCAGGTTTGCCAATGCAATAATTGCTGGGCCGGACACGGCGCTATTCTTGAAATTGGTTTCTGTGGATTTTGCGAATGCTATATTCAAGGTATTCACTTTAGCGGGCGCTCCATACGCGTCTAGCGGAATAGCGTTAGAGTGGCAAATTTCAACATAATCTAAAATAATTGGTTCAACGTGTACCCTCGTACTGAGACATTAGCTCCTTCACTCGAAGTCATACGCACTTCGAGATTTGACACCATAGTTTCTAGTTTAAACCGCAGAGTTTTTGTGTGTAACTTAACTATATCCGCCTCAGCGTGCTTGTCTCTTGCGGCATTGCTTACGACATCGACGATAACGGATGAATCACCAGATATGTCAGCGTCTATAAATAACTGATATTCACCGGCGGGGGCGGCAACGTACGGTCCAAAAAAAACCATTCCGCTACCCCGATTTTTCAGGACGTCTTTGTCCAGATAACCTACCTGAGTGAATTTTACCAATTGGTCTGCATTCAAAGATAAACGATAAGGATCGCGCTCAGGAAGGCTATGGAAATTGGGCATTTGCGCAACTACCGCACCGCACGCATATATATCATCAAGTTGCGTACACCGATCGCGAGGCAGATCGACAAATTTAAAAGCTTCTACTGATGCGATAGAAAGAGTTTCTGCATCTTCGCTGACTTTTCCGTATTTGCATGTTAGCGGTTCGGAATGTCTAGCCAAACGAGCGCTGTCAGTCAGCTTGCCGGCCTTCGCTGCCACCCAGCTCGCTTCTGTCAAAGCGTCGAGCCCCTTCTCGTTGCTCGGACAATCTAATGGCATGAGGAATGATATTTTTTCCACTTTCTGGACTAGTTGGGCAAGCTGATCCCTGTCTTTGCCAACTAATCCTGTGACTATATAGTTAATCAAAATACGTGAATCCGTGATTTGCACTATCGCAAGTGCGATCAGCGTGACATAAACAACGGATTTAAGCGGTGCCGACTTCGAGGCGTCAACAATAATCTTAAAAGAGAGAAACATAACAAGGTAGCTTAACGGCCACATTAAGCGCCCGCTAGCGCGGAAAACCGAGTACGGAGGGGTATTTTCAGGAATAGAATATTCGAATATTGGAGTACCAGCTATCCTGATGACGTTGCCAAGGGCGTAAAACGCGCAAATCCCAACAATAAATATTAATGCTGGATGTTTCCGTAAAAACTGGAACGTGGACTTGCGGGCAAATAGTACCGCTAACAGAACCGCTAGAAGACCTCCTAGTCCTAAATAATTGTTTCCTTCAAAAGCGACAGTATCAATGAAAGGTGACTTTACTTGGATAATCCAGGATGCTGTGGGCCACACCATGGAGAGAATATCAGCAGACAAAATGCTGTATCCTCCCATCACGCCGGAACCGCTACCATACCCCCCAATGAGCGCAAGCATAATTGTGAAAGTAATGACCGCCGCGCCGTTTACAAATGTTCGTATTGCCGCGCTTCTCCTGAAAATAGCGATGTCGCACACAGCGGCTCCAAATATCGCAAGGCAGATCACATAGAGGTAGGCGTGCGTCCAAATCGCCACTCCTAATATCGCTGCCCAACAGTATGCAGAAAGCCTCAGCGATAGCGTGTCTTTAAAATAGAACCCGAGTGAGAGAAGTATTAGAAAGTGGCTACTAAGCGCTAAGTGCCCGTGGCGCAGCAGGAAAAACGGGCACATCAACACGATAAGGCCAATCAGTGTCGGAGTGAACCAACCGTTGGCTCCAAGCTGACGCGCGAGAAAAGAACCTGAAACGGGCTGTAGAACCCACAGAACGAAGAACCATGTTCCGATATAATTCCATCGCAAGCCGGTAAGGCTGTTGATGATTTTCGCAATTAGTCCCGCAAATGGCGCGCTGTCGGTGAAAATAATGTTCGCTCCGCCGGGCGCGTTGATCCTGTCTGTATGAAAAAGTGGAAATGTCCAACTTCCATCCAGATAAGCGTACGCACCGGCTATATGCTGGGCTAGATCGCTTCCAGGATGGTCATATGCTCCACCAATCCCCACCGCGCGAAGCGGGCCAAACAGATAGAGAAAACTTGCGATTCCGATGAGAAACGACGGGAGTAAATAGGATTGTCGGCGCAAAAAGCCGAAAATCCGCTGACCATACGAGTTTACCACGATACGCCCCAATGCAGGCCCAGATTGTGGGACCATTGCCACGCTAGCCCCTGAGGGGCAAGCTCTAAAGCTGTTGAGATACGAAATTTACGAAATAGTTGAACAATGTTCATTGCCGACAAATAGCTAATTGGATTAGACGTTGCATAGATATTATCTGTTGGGGCGTACGATGGCGAGCAATCCGGTATTATCGGTTGTGATACCGATGATGAATGAAGAAGAGGGAATCCCGGTTCTCTTCAACCGGCTTGTTCCGATTCTGGAAAAGACTGGTCGAACCTTCGAGATTGTCTGCGTTAATGACGGCAGCCGAGACGATACACTGGCTGTTTTGCAGATGTTTCAGCAGCGTTACCCGTTCATCACCATCGTCGATCTCAGCAGAAATTTTGGCAAGGAAGCGGCTTTGACCGCTGGCTTAATGCAAGCGCAAGGGAATGCGGTCATTCCGCTAGATGCCGATTTGCAGGACCCGCCGGAACTGATCGGGGAAATGCTTGACCGCTGGGATAAAGGCGCAGAGGTTGTTCTTGCCGCCCGCGCCAAACGCGATACTGACACCGCTTTCAAGCGCGCAACTGCGAACGCTTTCTATCGGGTCATTAATTCTATAAGCGAAATCTCCATCCCTCCGAATGCTGGGGATTTCCGGTTGATGGATCGCGCAGTGATAGAGGCGCTTAAGCAACTGCCTGAGCGGAGCCGTTTCAATAAGGGAATTTTTGCGTGGCTCGGCTTCAAGACGGAAACCATCGAATATGAACGCCCTTCGCGCGAAGTCGGTACTACAAAGTGGAATTATAGGAAACTTTGGAATTTCGCACTCGATGGAATAACATCGTTCAGTTCTGCGCCTCTTCGAATATGGAGCTATATCGGCGTCACGATTGCTGGGTGCGCCATACTGTACGGTCTGGTTGTAATCTTTAAGGTTATGATACTCGGACAGAGAGATGTGCCGGGATATGCCTCCCTGATGACGGTTCTCCTCTTCTCCAATGGCATCGTGTTGATCGGATTAGGAGTGATCGGCGAGTATCTGTCTCGCGTCTTTATCGAAACGAAGGGGCGACCGCTCGTTATTGTCCGCAAGGTGCATAAGATCGAGCAAGATGATTAAGCTGCTGTATCAAATTAGCTTCTTCGGACTGGTTGGGCTGTCTGCTACCGCCCTGCACGCGATCATATTCGCGGGCCTTTCATGGTGGGGCGTGACGCCTTTGATTGGCAATTTCGTGGCTTTTTGTTGTGCCGTGCCGGTATCATTCTGCGGCAACCGATACCTGACTTTCAAAGCCGACGGAAACTTTCCACGGTTTGTTTTCATGTCCGCCATCGGCTTTGGATTGAACCACACTAATGTATGGTTTGTGACTGATCTTCTGGCAATGGATTGGACATATGCCCTTCCTGGAATGCTGATCGTGGTGCCAGTGTTCAGCTTTATCGTCAGTAAAATGTGGGTTTACGAACAATAACAATGGCGAATTGCACGCAGCCTTCGTGCCTGTGCTTTGCGCCGGTCGCCTGATCCTGTGATTTTCCGCACAACGGAAGAACTCAGGAGCGCGCGATATGGCTCGCCAGAATTTGGGACCATCCCTCAAGTTATTGTTCGGTGACGAAGGCGGTTATTCAAATCGCGTGACCGACAGCGGCGGCCCTACGAAATACGGAATCACGCATAGGACGCTTGCCGCATATCGTGGTGTTTCTTCGGTGACCGCTCAACAGGTCAAAGATATGACCATTCAGGAGGCCGAAGAAATCTATCGGCGATCTTATTGGCTTCAGTCCGGCGGCGATCTTCTCCCTTCTGGGCTCGACTATGCTGTTTTCAACTCGGGGGTCATGTCTGGACCTTCCCGCGCCGTGAAGATTTTGCAATCGCTCATCGGCGTTGCCCAGGATGGAGTCGTGGGAGTTCAAACCACCGCGGCCGTGAAGTCGTATCGCGGTGGCGTTGAACAACTGATCCGCGATTATTGCGATGCTTACATGACTTTCCTTCGCGGCATCGGTGGCAAACAAGGGTTCTCGGCTAATGGTCGTGGATGGACGATCCGTATCACCGGCGTCGACCCGAAAGGCCTGTGGAAGACCACGCCGGGCGTTGTCGGCAATGCGATTGCAATGTCTCGCCGTGGGACAGTCACGCCAACGGACGTTCCAGACCCTGCTGGCGCACCGAAAGCCAACCCAAAAGATACATCGATCGTTGAGACGCTGAAGAAGCCTGAGGCATGGGCGCCGCTTACCGGCGTTCTGTCCGCCATTGGAGCCTTCGCAGCTGGGTCCGGCCCCGTTCAATGGGCGCTTGCAATCGGCCTCGTCGTTGGAGTCGGGGCTGGCCTCTGGAAGTTCGTTCTCAGCCAGAAGGCGGCGGCGTGATGTTGGGTATCGCTGACATCCTCAAGATGAGCGCTGCCGCGATCGCTGGCGCCGTCATTGCTGGGTTCATTGCTCACGGCATGGGCGTAAGCGACGGCAAGAAACAGGCTTCAGCCGACGCGCTGGCTGCGACCGTTAAATATTACCAGGACAAGGGGGTAATCAAAGATGAGGTGGATGCTGCTGACGCTGCCGCTCTTTGCGCTGATTACGGGCTGCCAGACGACGAACTCCCCGAGTGTGTGCGCCGGGTTCGAGAAGCTTCGTCCAAGTCTGGAAACGTCGGTGAACATCCTGACGACTGACCGGCCATTCGCCAATCAGGTGGCGGCACACAATCGATTTGGGGATAAGGCGGGCTGCTGGAAATGATGCCGATGGACAACGATGCACCGACTGCAAATCGCCTCGTTGAATTGCCAGAGCGGACGAAAGAGTTTTTGTCAAAGCTGGATGACGACGATATTGAAACCCTCGAAGATGCCATGCAGTTCTATGCGACCGTTCGCACGCTCGGGCGCGTCGGCAAGTGGACAGTTCTTACGATATTGGCCGTCATCGTTGGCGTCGTCTCGCTTTATGAAAACGTCCTGAAAATGCTCGGGTGGTTTCATAAATAAGCGGCGGGTTGACGTTCCTACCCGCCGCCTATAGTTTGTTTGCCGAATGGGAACGCCGCCCTTTTAATTCAATCTCTTGCGGGAGACTACGAATCTGGGGGTCAGAGGTTCGAATCCTTTCGGGTGCGCCATTCCCTTACTGGTTGATTTTATGCACAATCCGGCGTTGGCGCTGCCAGCGCGGGTCTGGCATGTTCTGGTCCCCGGCGGCACAAAAGCACGCTGAAACATCTCCCACTTTGGAAGACATGATCCCTTAACGAGCTGCGCTCAACGCAGCTCCAGCCCGCCATTCTCGACGATGAAGTCGATAATCTCCGGCACGCCCTTGCCGCGATGGAGATCGGTGAAACCGAACGGACGTGAGCCGCGCATCCGCGCCGCATCCCCCTGCATGACCTCGAGATCAACGTGCACATGAGGGGCGAGATCGCTCTTGTTGATCACCAGGAAATCCGACCGCGTGATGCCCGGTCCGCCCTTGCGCGGAATTTCCTCACCCTGACAAACCGAGATGACATAAAGCGTCAGGTCCGCCAGATCGGGCGAGAACGTGGCCGCCAGATTGTCGCCGCCGGATTCGATGAAGACGATATCCAGATCCGGAATCCGCCGGTTCATTTCGGCGATTGCCTGCAGATTGATGGAGGCGTCCTCGCGGATCGCCGTGTGCGGGCATCCGCCCGTCTCGACACCCATGATCCGTTCCTCGGGCAAGGCCTGAGAGCGAGCCAGAATAAGGGCGTCCTCCTGCGTGTAGATATCGTTGGTAATCACGGCGACCGAATATTTATCGCGCATCGCCTTGCAGAGCTTTTCGGTCAGCGTCGTCTTTCCCGATCCCACCGGCCCGCCAATGCCGATGCGCAAGGGTCCGTTTTTCTGTGTCATGTGCGAAAAAGCCTCGAATGTTGGGGTTCGTGTTTCATGGCCGTGATGTCACTAACGCCAGTAAATATCAGTCGTGGTGATGATGATGGTCATGGTCATGGTCGTGGTGACCATGATGATGTCCGTGGTCATGATGCGAATGGCCACCCGCATATGCACCGCGCAGCGGACTGAAAATTGCCGTTACATCCGTCACCTTGGCGCCAAGCCCCTCGAGCATCGCCTTGATGACATGGTCGCGAAGAATGAAGATACGGTCATTCTCGATCTGTGCCGCCAGATGCCGGTTGCCGATATGCCAAGCGAGTTCGGCTATGTGGAGCGGATCGCGCCCGCGAATTTCGTAGAGTTCCTCGCTTGCAGCGCGGATTTCAATTTCGCGCCCGTCGTCCAGAACGAGCCTGTCTCCGTGACCCAGCACAACCGGCTCCGCGAAATCGACAAGCACCTTCTCGCCGCCTTCCAGAGCAATGGCTTTGCGCCGCAGATGGCGTTCATCGCGTTCAAGAACGGCGTGGCCCGCAGGCACAGCATCGATCACCTCATCCGCACGAATAATGGCAGTGGCACGAAACATTTGTTTGCCTCTCAAGCTCAAAACAAGAAGTAACGCGGCGCCACGGGCGCGACGCCAATACGGCACAACACTATTGGGAACTATGAAGTGCTACCAATGCCGTCTCTTATATTGGCCACTGCAAATATCCGTTTGTCCAGCCCAATCGTATTTCGGAGTTCCACGACAGGTTACTTTTGGTCTTCGGCCCTCCGATCCGTCCTATCATCCGGCGCGCGCCAACGCCGGCTGCGCAACCGTCTTTCGATAGAGGTGCCACGTCGCATGTCCGAGGATGGGCAGCACCACAGCCAGTCCGGCAAACATGGTGGCGAAGCCCACGACCAGCATAGCGGTTACAATTGCCGCCCAAAGCAGCGCTTCGAGTGGATTGCGCCAGACGACACGCAATGATGTCGCGATAGCCGCCGCAGCCCCGCAATCCTGATCGAGCAGCATCGGAAAGGTGACAATCGTCAAGCACAGGACGACGATTGCAAAAAGGAAGCCAATGCCACAACCGGCGAAAATAAGACTGCGCCCCTCTTCCGTCGATGACACCTGATTGATCAACATCGAGAAGCTCTCGGGCGGCATGGGGCCGAAATAATGAACATAGAGATTCTGAGCCACCAACAGCCACGCAATGAAGATTGCGAAAAGGAAGGAGCCGACGGCCACGATCGACGGCAATGCCGGGGAGCGGCTGACATCGAAAGCGCGCCTCCAGCTCGTGTCCATTTTCTCCTCGCGGCGCCTGCTCATTTCATAAAGCGGCAAGGCGGCAACCGGCCCGATCAACGCGAAGCCGGACATGAGGGGGAACAGGAGCGGCAGCGCATTTGCGTTGGTGCTCCAATAGGTGATGAACAACCCGGCCAGCGGATATATGAGACAAAGAAAAACGTAATGCGATGGCTTCGCCCAGAAGTCGTCGAAACCCAAACGCAGGGCATCGATTACATCCGCCATCTGGATGCGCTTGACTTCCGGATAAAAGGCAGTCTGGTCCCGACCTGCAATTACATGAAACTGTGCCATGACGCTCCTCCTGCGGGTTAGGCAGTCCTGACGGCAAGGGCGGCGGTCAGGACAGGCCTGCACGCAATTTCCGGCTTCACATGGTCAGCGGATAATCCGCGTGAAGCCTGACGATCAGGCAGGCAGTATACATCGAAAAGAGCGGCTGCGAAAGAAAGGCGGCCTGACAGGATTGAGCCCGCCTGAACGAATATCGCATTTGCACGACACAGTGCTTTTCCAAACGTCAGCGAGATCAACCAAATATGATCTGTTCATCGAACCGCGATGTGCTAGTGCCAGTCACGGAAAATAGCAGCTCGGGAATGCGGTTAAATGGAATGGATCCCTATAGGCTTGATGGCATTCAAGGTCATCGTGTTGGGCGTGGCCATGTTCTTTGCCATCAAATTTCATTATGATGAGGGCAAGAAGAAGAAAAACAAGGAAGGCGGCACGTGAACAACCTGCCGCGGAACGAGTGCCCCGCTGAAGCGGGGCCGGCGTGAACTGCGCCGACAGCATTAAAGCTGCAAATGCCGAGCGTCTTGCAAAGAATGTGAACAGGCGGTGCCGGTTGCGTAGCTGGTCCGGTCGGCTATCCAATGCGGGATGGGTGCACACCGATGCGCATCTGCTCTCCTGCCCTACGAGGGATGAAGCCAAATTTGCGTTGAATATCAGGAGGAAATGGTGCTGCGAGAGAGGATTGAAGCCTCAAAGGCGACACTTAGAGCGTTGATTTAACTAGCGTTTCTCAGGCATCCTTTTCCAATTCCATAGCAGTTAAGCAGGTCAGTTTCAACCTAAGGAATCAAACGCAATGTCTCAAAAGAATCTTCCTACCGCCGCCGAGCTCTCGCACCTTCGCACCGCCGTTGACTTCGCTCTGGATGCCCTAGAGCCTTTCGAGGTAGCGGACTTTCTCCGGGATCACCGCAACGGCGCGGACCTCCAGCCATGGCTAGATGCCGTCGAGGAGCGCCAGTACCCGGAGGCCCCAGCCGCAAAGGAATAGCCCATTTCACAGCCTTAAAGCCATCTCAGCGGACTAGTATTGAGTGAAGTGTGATGACGGACAAGCAAGCTGTAAATGCCTTATTGCAGGCCAACAAGCGCCTTTTGGCGGAAGCGAGGGAGTTGCCTCTAGGAATTGCCGTAACGTTCCTAGGGGTGGCTTTATGGGAAGATGAGGAGGATGCGGACGGAAGCCCGTTGACGCTGGAGGACCTAGCGATAAGGGTAGGCATGTCGCCTACGACTATTTCGCAGCATCTTCGATACCTTGGAGAAAACTATCGGTTCGGAAAGCCCGGACTAGGATTAGTCGAGACGTGGGAAAACCCGCACAATCGACGCAAAAAGATCGCGGGTCTAACCCCAAAGGGCAACGGCTTGGTGCGGCAACTTGGTCTTATCATTCGCCGCAGCTAATTCGCACGTACTTGAAAAGAGCTGGGCCTTATGCCTGCCGAAATGGCCGAGCAAGCAGAAGAGGAGCGTCGGGAGAAGGAGCTGGAGAAGTTCTTCAGGGAAGCCGACCGGGTGGCTGGCATCAAGGATTATGCTGTTAGGCTGCGCGGAGGGCTCCGTAGAGGCGGGGCCAGAAGGTAGTATAATACCATGTCTAATAAAAACAATGGGTTAGCTATGCTAATAGGTGCCTACTTGTAGGGGGGGCTCCTAGGGTATACATAAAGGTACAGCCTAGAGAGTCTGTATTAAGGGGAGAGACATCATCACCATCTCTCCCGAACACCTTGAGCACACTCCTGAAGGTTTCTTCTGTGCTTAAAGTGACTGACTTCCTACCGGATTAATCTTCTGGTTTCCTTCTATGTCCCTGATGGATGACGATGATGGGCGGCAGTCCATCCCTTCCACCTTTAGGACAGCCAGATGCTTCCACCCTCACGTTCTGCATTGTGCTCCCCCATCTCTCTCCTTGATGTCCAACCTTCAGCCGAACAAGGTGTCTTGAAACAAGAGGTATCCTCTCGTGTCGCGAAAGCAGACCAACGAGGAGTTAACTCTATACAATTCAAAAGCTTAATCAAAAGATAGAACCTTTGCTGGCTAATTGGTGCCTACTTGAAAGCTAATTCCCTGTTACTTGTAAAGCGATGAGTGCCCCCGGCCTGCTTAATTCCCTCCTACTTGAAGAGCCACTTCGAGCATTAAACCTTAAAGTTTCCCCTCACAGATGCTCCTCTATGGGAAATGGGATGATGGTGTCTTTCCACCTCCCCACCTCCCTCCAGCCTACCCTCCAAGTCTTCCCCTCCAGTACCTACTCCGGGACGACATCAGGGGAGAATGACGAGCATATCCCCCTCCAGTAAGTGACTCGATCAGTAGATATTTCCAGTCACTCCACCCTCATGCCCATCCATCAAGCTCAATCCAAGGCAGACTTCAAGCCAATCCGGCAAGTCTTTGCCTTGTGCCAACACGCCTAGCCGCGCCAACGAAAGGAAAGGCAACATGACAATTACAGATACAGACTTCTTGTACTCCCCTCTCATTACCCCTGAGCGGATACTCCGGGACTATGAGGAAGCCTTCAGCATCCGGCCCAAGTGGTGTCACAGCGTGCATCATGTCACGCCGGAAGGTGTTCACCCTTCCAATCTCCAGTATCAGCCCCTCCCCATCGCCATCATCACTCTGGGCAAGACACAGATTGTCCATAAGGGCCTCTCTCTCGCAGGCTTGGGGTTTGCCTTCGAGATTACTCGTCTTCCCGGTATTTCCATTGTTACTAACCAGAATGGAAGCACGCCCCCTAGGCACTACGTCAGGATAGTCGTGGCAGATTATCCTGAGGACCTGACCACCCTCAGCCGAACCCTATGCGACACTGGTCCTTACGAGGAACTGTCTCCCGGCATTCTAAGACACAGTCTAGACCCGGAGCATATGCTGGCTAGACCATCATCTAAGCAGAATCGCCATGCCCGCGAAGTCATCTTAGGTCACGCAGAACGTCTAGCCCGTAAATACAGCGAACGTGACCCCTCCTTTGATGCAGACGCATACGTCACTAACCTGAGGAATCTCCTCTCGCTAGTAGACCGTGAGACATCCGGTGAAGACTGGACGAGGGCGGGATAAGCCGATTCCGACAACTAGCACATAGAATCAGGCAGCGCAGCCTATGGGGCTGGAGGGAAAGTTGGCACCCTCTGGCCCCTCATCATCATTAGATGCATCCCGGCAAGTCATTGCCATGTGCCAACTATACGCCATAGGCATCAACTTAACCCTCATAGGAGACGGCAGTCATCCCGGAACTAGAATGTTTCAGGGAGGCTTTGACGCGTCCGTGGGGGGCAACCTTCAAGGAAATATATGCCATACAGTTACAACGAAATGGGGCCCATCTCGTCAGGAGGAATCATTCAGGTTCCCTTTCCATTTATCAGCCGCGACCACGTTAGCGTTCTCGTTGACGGTTCGACCGTTAGTACCACTCTTTGGAGCTGGATGAGTGACGGGCTAATAAAAGCCGAAGCAGGCTTTCCCATGGCCAGCAAAACCACACGGGTTCAGCGCCGCACCCCTGTTGATGCGACACGCGCCAAGCTCTCCGGGTCTGCCGTGTTCGAGTTCGAGGGTGTCAATATAAATGATGTCCAAGCTCTGTTTGCGCTACAGGAGCTGAGCGACCGAGGAGATTATATAGAGCAGTATCTCGGAGAGCTGGATAGTCTGGCCGCTGAGCTTCGGGCGGCGGCGGAAAGCGCAAGAAGTGACGCCGAGAGTGCAGAGGCCGCAAGAATTGCCGCAGAGAGTGCAGCCGGTAACAACTGGCACCACTTCAACACCGTGGCTTCCGTACAGGCCGCTATTATCCCAAGTCTAGTCACCAATATAGAAACATCCGGGTATTATGTTCCAGGAGATGAGGGCGGAGGGAAATATCGGAGAGTTACTTCAGAGCCTAGCCATGGTGGAAAGATTCAGTCTTTTGACGGCGCTTGGTGGGAACTGGCAGAAAGCCGCCCCAGCATAAAGATGTTCGGCGCAAAAGGGGATGGTCTTTCAGACGATGCCCCCGCGCTTGGTAACGCTTTGAACTACTGTTACTCCCGGCTACTCGCACCTGAGCTCCATATTCCTTCTGGCTACTACAAGATTGAGCAATTCATCCCAGATGTTAGTAAAAGCATCACCATCACAGGTGACGGCCCCCGCGTGTCCATGTTGATGCTTCACGGTGGCAATTCAACGTTGAACATTCGAGGCACAACTAGCCGGGCCACGGATGTGACATTCAGTAATTTCTCACTGAATGCTTCAAACATGGTGTCTGGAGCTCTGGCTCTTCGCGTGGATTTTGCGCAGTCTACGCTTTTTTCCGATTTTATGGTCTATGACCCTTACAACGGGATTCACATTCGCCAAGCCGGTGAGACAACATTCCGGGATAGCGGTATTGACGGCACAATCAGGGGCGAATTTGGCATATACGCTTATGGAGAAAATGTCACACGCAACGGTCAAAACGACCAGATCGACATTATTATCTTTGCTAATTCCGTACTTCAAGCCAATTATAAGAAGGGCGGCACGGCCCCAACTGCCGAGCTTCTAGTACTTGATGGTCGAGTCCATACAGTCCAGATTAACGGGCTGAGGTTACTTAATGCATTGCGTGGACTAAGAACAAAGAATACTCCGGCCCTGTCGAAAAACCTCGTTCCTCGATTCATTACTGGCGATGCGCTAGAGGTCGAAAACACCTATGCTGAGAATATCCTTATTGAATACGGTACCGATATTTGGATTGATAACGTGTTTGCCGCAGGCAGTCAGAATGCAGATGGCGTCAACATCAGGAATACGGCAGGCAGTGTGAGGTTTGAGAAAGGCTCTGTGAACTCCAGCAAACTGCACGGCATTAATAATGAAGGTTGTAGTAGTCTAATCATTTCCAATCTCGACGTATTCAATAACTCTCTAGGAGCCGCAAACATCAAAAGCGGTCTCTATTTAGCTGGGTCAGGCCATGTCCGCGTTGCTGGCGGATTGTCGGGGTTGAATCGTGCGATACCCACATACAGCGAGCCCCAGAAGTACGGTATTGAACTTGATGCGGGGTTCAATGGGATCATCACAGTTGATGGCGTGGACCTTCGCGGGAACACATCAGGGGCACTTTACGACAACAACGGTTCGTCCAGTGGGAGCCATGTTCAAGGATGTCCCGCGTATAATCCTCGTGGTTCTATCCTTCAGCCGTTAGGCGCATCCCCTTTCGCCTATACCGCTGGCCTTACTGATGAAGCGATCAACATTTACGCAGGAACAGGCGTTACCGTCACGATAGATGCCGTTACAGTTGCGAACCAGTCACCATGTTCATTCGTACTCCGTCCTAGGAAGACCGCAACGATAGCCTATGCCACAGCTCCATTTATGGCAGTTACGCGAGAATAGGTGAAGCGGCAGCATAATGCGCCGCCTACGGGAGGCTGGAGGGAATTTGGCACCCTCTGGCCTCTCGCATTCAAACAGACACCCTACCGGGACGCCCAAAAGGGTGCCTCACGCGAACCCTTCAATTTACGTGGCAGCGTAGAGCTTTCCCCCCGTACCACCCCCTCCGCCCCTTAAAATGCAAGCTCTTTCGTCCATGAGGTTCCTGACGCTGACGAGGGAGGGGGCGGCACAACTTCACTCTGAGTCTGTGAGCGAGCGTAACTGGAACTAGTCTCACATAAGCAAGCCCTAGGGAGACGGCCCGGAATACGCCAATATAGTCTCACATAAATTGTATCTTGACAATCAATGTTTTTGTCTCGCATAGTTATCTCACATGATTGCCATTTGGAGACAACCCCTATGAACACCTTTAACCTTGTAGGCTATGCTCGCACATCCACCACAGACCAGAAGGCAGGACTTGAGGCGCAACTAAGAGACCTTCAGCAAATCGGCTGCACAAAGGTTTTCAGCGAGGAGCTATCCTCAGTGGCAGACAAGCGGCCCCAGCTTGAGGCTGCCCTTGAGTGGGTGCGTGAGGGGGATGTGCTTGTGGTGACCAAGCTTGACCGCTTAGCCCGGTCGGTGGCGGACCTAGTGGCAATCACGGAGACATTACGCAAGAAAGGCGTTGGGCTCCGCATCCTCGCTATGAACCTCGACACCTCAACCCCCACCGGCAAGCTGATGTTGAATCTTCTTGGTTCTATCGCGGAGTTTGAGCGTGAACTAATGCTTGAAAGGCAGCGTGAGGGCATCGCCAAGGCTAAGGCGGAAGGTAAATATGCTGGAAGACAACCAACAGCACGGCGCAAGGCGGCGGAAGTGATGAAGCTGAGGGCAGAAGGCAAGTCCGCGAGTGATATCGTCAAGGCCCTCGGAATCAGCCGCGCTAGTGTCTTTCGGATAGTTGCCGAAGCAGAGAGGCGATAGCCGATGATTATTTTTTTAATGCAGCTTTAAGCATATCCCGTTCCGGGACGACCGCTATCGGAGATAGCTGATTATCGACGTACAAGCTACCAAGAATCGTAGAGGGCTTCACGCCTCCGGGACTAAGAAGGGCTTCCGCGATACCACGCTGACTTTCCTTGACTTGCGCTCGCCTCTCGTTCGCTTCAAGGCGTGATGCCAAATCGTCTATCTTTTGAATGAGAATCTGCGTTTGAGCGTCTGCTGGGGACAAATCACTTGCGGGTATCGACGCGGCAGTGAGCTTCATTAACTGCACTAACGAGAATACTTGAGACTTATCTTCTCGCCCGCTAACAGTATGTGCAATTGCCTTCGTAATCAATTGTCTTGTTTCAATAACCTGTGAGTGCCTTAAGCTGGGGTCGTATTCAATATCTCTGAAGCCAGATAAATCAAAAATTCGCTTCGTAATTTTATCCTTTATCAAGACAGTTGGCTTGTCGAATGCTTGTCTTATTCCATACTCAAACAAAACATTAGGATTATTCGTAGATAAATCACATATGCATAAATCAGCCGTGGCAACCTTGGTGACAACATCCAACTGGATTAGGTGCGCCGAATTTGTTGTTGTCGCCAATTCACACACATAGCCTGCCTCCTCAACTGCTGGCACAATGAGATCGCGAAACACCTCCGAAAAATGTCCAACCGGATAGCCGTCGCAGTCCGATATCGGCATAATTACGAAGCACGTTTTTGATGAAACTTTCTTAGTTGCTTCACTAGTCAT